GAGCAGCTTCATAATCATAATCGGCGGCTGCGAACTCAGCAGGAACTTTACGTCCAAATACGCCGTTCATTAAAATGTGTAGATTATCCATAACGTTCGCACCTCCTATTAAATTCTAATAATCTGATACTTAACGCCAAGACCGCCATTAGGAACTGTATAGAACTTTACGATCTTGCCATAAATACCAGCTTCTGGAATATTCTTAACAATTTCTGGAACTGCATTAGCAGCAGAAACAGTTTCATTCTGTCCAACAGCCTTAATAGCAACATATAGAGGAGTAGTATCAATCGCCTTTAGAGCGTCTAATAGTACCTGTTCTGCAGTCTTGCCATTAGCTGCTGGGAAAGTGGTGTCATTATACTGTAAGCAGTTAGTAGTTACAGTGTCACCAACACCTAGTAAGCCTACACGAGGATAATCGCCAGCAATCTTGCGGCCAAAGCGCTGTAAGCCATAGTGCATCATATCATATTCTTTTTCTGTGGTATATACAATACCAATTGGAGCGGAAGTTGCAGCAGTTGGTGGATTAATAGCACCAGCAGCCTTATCTCCTACGACCCACATACCATTCTCACAAGGAGCGGCCTTTGTAAAGGCTTCTCCGAGAGGAGTCTGGGAAACTACCATACCAGTCTTTGGGAAAGCTACCTGATTTAGTTCGAGGCTGGCATATAGCTTTTCATCAGGGTCGCGATACTTATCTACCATATCGCCAACTGGATTGGTGATAGGAAATCTTTTCATCGCCATAATATATTCCTCCTTAATTCTTACGGTACTTCTCCATGAGAAGTGCAAATTGATTTACGGGTGGTTCTGGTAGCGGAATAACATCACTATCATTGCCAGCCATTTGTTTATTCGCGTAGCTAATTGCTAATTTACTTTCTAGCTCGCTATAAGTAAAGTTAGAAATCTCCCCACGAACTTCAGTAATTTCTTCTTCTGTTAGAAGTTTTTCATATTTTTCTACTAATTGATTTTTTCTTTCATCTTCTAAACGAGTTCTTTCTGCTTCATACTGAGCAATAGAATTTTCTAATTCAGTAATGCGCTGATTTGCGTTTTCAGTCGCGGTGGTAGCATTAGCTAATGCTTCCTCTAATTCCGCAATCCGATTCTGAGCATTTTCATAATTAGTAGTTAGCTCAGCGTTAGCATTTGTTAGTTCCGTAATAGAATTCTGAAGAGCTTCAAAATCAATTGGCTCAGCCGCAGGTTCAGCCGCATTTAGGGCAGGATCTTCTACTAAAGGAAGGTCAGGCTCAATAGCAACTACATTGCTTTCGGCTGGTTCTTCTGCAACAGGAGTTACAGGCCCTTCTGCGGGAGTGCCTACGTTATTTTCTAAATTGTCTTCCATAGGTTGTTCTCCTCCCTTTTTTTCTAATTCCGCCTCTTCAACTTGCTCCTTTAAGCCGGATAAAAGTGAAGAGAACTTTTCATATTGAGAAGCATAATGATTGTCTTCGTGCTCAAAGAAAGTAGAGACAGAAAAACAGGGCTCATGTTCGCCTATAATACATAGGCCCATTATTGCGGCTTTCGTATATACGAAATATTCCGTGCCCTCAATTTCAGCCCAGTCTCCATCAATAGACTCACGGTCTAATTCCATAGATTGGTGCTAACCGACAACTAAGTTTGCTTCTTGATAATACTTATTAAATAATACTACGGAAAATACCGCGTAATCGCGTGTAATTCCATCTGTGTCTGTAAAAGGTTGCCACCCTTTAAATTCTTCTACGTATCCGTAGGCGCTAGCTAAAGTTGGTCCGGTATGTCCAGCCCAGCTTTCAGTTTCTGGGTCAAAAAAACCTACTACTGGAGTATTACCACTGGTTGCGCTAGCGATTAAACTTTCTGCGATTTCATCTGTAATATAGGAACCATTACGATTTCCATATTTGGTAAAAACCCCGACATCTAAGCGACCCAATTCTGGTTTGGAGCTAGAAATTGGCTACGTAGGAGAAGCAATAATAACACTATCAAAATAAATAGGTATTTTTTTATCCATGGTAGTTCTCCTTAACCCATGGCCGCGATATTGGCCTGAGTTTTCTCAGATTTCTCTTCGTCAGGTAACTCTGGGCGGCCACCTTGATTACCCACAGTTACTGAAGTTTTCTTAGTTCCACCACTACCACTACTGCCACTAGATTCATTATTACTAGAGGTATAAGACGATTGTAAAGGAATCATCTTTTCGGTCATATGGAGGAAATCATTTTCAAAGGTCATTAGACTTAATTGTGCAAGCTATTTAATGCCGCTTGCAACGCCGGCTTTCATCTTGGAATATCCATACTAGGCGCCCTAGAAATAAATACTCTGATAGTCTTTAATATTAAACATAGTAGTAGGTAAGATTTCAAAATCAAAAGTCAGCCCGGTGCGAACGAACCGCTAATTGATTTGAAATCTTATCCACGTACTATACATGTTTAAATAGCTTTTCATAAGACTTTCATCCTTTTTAATACTATATGCGAGCGTAGAGCTATTTTCTGCATTAAAAAGAATAGAACCACGCCCTAGAGCGTTCCAAGCATTCTTTGTGTACTTTTCAATACGATCAGCTGATTGCGATGCCGCAGAGGAATCCTGAAGATTCTCTAACGTGGTATCCCCGAAGGTTGTTAGCACGTCCACAGTATCCAAATCTTGAAGCATAGTCGCTACTCCTGCGTGAATGTCGGCTACCTCATCGAGTTCAAATACTAACTCGCCATCTTTGTCGATTGGCATGCGTTGAATTAGTAATTTGTATAGCTCATTTTCATCCCGCGTTTCTTCACGACCAACTGCGTCTTTAAGCTTTCGTAATCTTGGTATTGCGGCAATAAGTAATGGTGTTTGATCGTCAGCGAAACAAAAGTTAATACCGCCGTCGGCGGATGAAATCATAACCCATGGATCATTCGTTTTCTTATCTTTCCAATTTCTCCACGCTTTCTATACTATCTCTGGGAAAGTTAGCAAAATGCGTGCTCGTTCTCGTTCATCAGAAAACTTGTGTTCAAAATAGGTTACGTTAAATTCAAGGATATTTAGATCATTATAATCCTTGAATCTCGTGCGGCAAAACTCTAATGGAAGATCCTAAATAGAAATCTTATTTCCAATTTCGCGTAAAATGCCATTATACATGCCATTAACTAACCAAGCTTTTGTAATGCGCGTAAAAGTATTCTTTACGTCAAGTTTATCTACAAATGCGCAAGCATTATAGAAACTTTTAATAATCTAAGCCTATGAGCCTTTTCCTTGTTCAAATATAGGGGTGACAAGTGTATCATAAAAAGGTAAGGTGGCTAAAAAATCAATATTTTCGCGGTATTCACTATTAGTGCGATAATAGTAACGGGATAATTGCCTTAAGGAGTCTAAGTCTCCCGTGCGAATAATATCTTCAATTTCTTCTACAGAAAAATCATGTTGTCCTACTGGATTACTACGTGCATTTGAACCATAGCGACCGACCGCACGTTCATTAATAGGAACACGATAAATTCTATTATTAGCCGCAAAAGTTGTAAACGGCTTGACAGATTTCATAAACCTCACCCCCTACTTTTAGGACTGAAGAACACATACTAATTTATCTTTTTTTTCCTTTTTTTAAAAATTTCTTTATCTTCATAATATTTTATTCTATACAGAGAATATTCTAATGATGAAAACCGGTCTTTTTCTATTGAGCGTGAAATTCTTTCTACCTTAAATTTATTTTCTACTCCTGTAGGCTTTAGGCGCAAGTTATTAAGTTCATCCATTAATCGGGAAGTCATTTCATAAGGTAGTAAAAACTTACGTCTATCATAAGGCGTCATCTTCTGGCCTTTCTTAGTCTTCATTAGTTTATCTTTAACTACACGTTCGTGCGCAAGAAATGATACTGAGCCGGTATTAACTGCACTTAAGAAAGCAGCGTGAATCTCATCTTCGTTAGAAGCACTTGCTTTAATGTCGTATAGAATTGCATTATATGCAGCTATAGGTTCATCTTGTTCTACTTTCAATTCTGGCGGCAAGTGGTTCTCATTATTAAAAGTATAATAGGCAGGGAACGATTCTCCAGTTTTCGCATCAAAAGAAGGAACAGCCATTGCATCCATTAAACCAATACCTGGCCCGTTACCATCAATTACGACCTCGCGCGGATTATATAATTGAATTAATTTTTTAATGCGTGGCGCCTAATTAGTAATGTAGTTTTCCCCATTGATAACTTCGGTATAAACTACATTTTTTCTAAATCTCTATTCACCAGGTAATACTTTAATAACCATAATTGCAGTATTCGCGCTATAGCGGCCTACGTCAACGCCGATTTCATACCAAGCATCAGGATTATTGTCATTATATATTGCATAGCGCTCACATTTTAATAGGCGGCGATAATGATTGAGTCTGCGGCTATCTAACCACGCATCAGCGTTATTACCGCTCCAGATTGATAATGATTCTCGCGCAAAAGACTCCTCGGAGACTGTATTAGAGTAACGCTAATCCATCAATGTTGCTTTATCCAATAGGCCATAATGTAATGGTACTTCATAACTAAGGCCCCATGAGAAATATTCTTTTGGGCGCAAAACAGCATTAACGGTTATTTCTATTAATTTTGAATACATAAATACAGTACGGGAGGCGGCAGTAGTAATGAAGATTTGAGATGCAGATGGTTCGTCTGGATTTAAGCTGCCATCAACTTCTCTACGCGCAATATTCATTTGCGGCCATAGGACTTCATTGAAAGGTACTTCTTCTATCAATGCGGCCTCTTCCAATATAGCAGCAGTTGCACGCAAACCACGAGAAGTGTCTTTAGATACAACAGAAATCATACTACCATTCTTTAAATAGAGTTCGTAGTAGTTAGTGCTTGCCCGTTGCCCGGTTTTACCATCATCGGCGCGCGTCTTTAATTCTTTTCGTAATAAAGGCCAGTGTCTAAAGATTTCTTCAAACTTGGCTTCTGCAATTTTAATAACCGTACCCTTAGTATCAGATGCAATCATTATGGTGGAGCCCGGTAGTAGGACCGCGCGCAAGAAAGCACTTAAATATGCCGTGAATGACTTAGAGGTTGCACGCGTAGCAGTCCAGAAAGTATACCGATAGCGCATAGCGGCGCGCAGTTCTATTCTCTAAAAGGGCATAAGGTGAAAGTTCTTTGCATCTGCTCTATCCTATATTGCATCTAAAAATAGGTCAGGATATAGTATCCATAAGTTTAAATATTTAGTAAACAGATTTTCATTTCTATCTAAAAAATCGCGTGTTAATGTAACGCCTTTTTCAATTGGTGTACCGTCACGGAATAGGGACTCTTCCAAATTTTCACTCATCTAAGCCCCCTCCCTAGAGTTCGGCCGCAAACGCGTTATCACCTTCGTACTCAATATTAGCCGTTTCGTCAAAGTCAATCTTCTCATTCTCGATTTCTTCTAGACGTTCGGTCATATTGTAGCGGGCACGCTTATCTTCAACCTGCTCTGCGAAGTTGCCTTCATTCATTACAAGACGCTTTAGATAGTTCTAAATATTTTCCATCATAAAGTCAACAGAATCTTGCGGCTCAGTATGCCAATTTGGATGCCATCCTTTTTTACCATAGTATACCATAAGCTCTCCTACAGACTCAAAGTCTGCCGCAGATTTGGCATTGGAGGCTTCAAAGTGGTATACTTTCACGATATTGTCCGCCGCATCCATTAACTTCTTTACATCAAGGCCCTCGCGCAAGCCTTTCTTTATATTCCACTATATTTCACAAAAGTCACGGGCCTTTTCCTAAAGAATTGGGGTTGAAACGTTTTGAGTTGCTACAATTTTGTTATAAAAGTCTTCAAGCCATAGTAGCTCATCGGGTTTGTACGTGGGGCCCCATACTTTCTTCAATTTCTTCATATGGGCTTCAGAAAGAGCTTTAATCTCATCGTCAATGGTGCCCTCTTTTCGCGCGAGTTCCCATCGCGCATTTTCTTCGCCCCAGGAACGCTTTGCGTACTTATCATCGTATAGGAGATTGAAGTATGCAGTAAATGTCCTATCCTTATGTTGCTCATATAGCTATGTCCATTTATCAAGATCAAAGGGCAAGTCTAGCCATTGCATTACGCGGTCTACTTCATCTAAGTTATCTTGTTTGGTGGTGGCCTCAAGGCAAGAAGTACAGATAAGTGACCGATGGGCAGGAAAGAAGCGAGAGGCCGTATATGCAAATGCCTCAATGGGCTTATCTTGCTTGCACCGAAGGCAACGTCTTTTCTTTTCTTCCATTAATTATCACCTGCCTTTTTATCTTGGCGGCGCTGGCGCTCACATTGTCTACAATATGATTGGAAGCCATCTTTGCGGCCGGAGTTCTTGGTATAAAAAAGCGGGTGGCGTGGTAAGGCTTGGCCGCATCCTTTACATACTTTTAATTCGTCTGGTGGAGTTTCGCAAATTAAGCGATTGCGGGTAGCTTCGCGCGCAATTTCCTTTGGAATGTCGTTGGCGATTAGGGTGCTTAGGTAGAAGGGGTTATAGGTGAATCCGAACTCCTACATAAGTTCTTCGGAGATTTGCTCGCGGGGCATTTTTTGGAGAACACGTTCAGCAATGGCGCGGCGTACGGGAGTTAAGGGGGTCATATCTAGATAGCGCTCCATATCCCAAATAAGGGTGCGCCCATACGTATCCAGCTTCTCCTTAAGCTATTCGCGCAAGGCATCATAATTATTCATAAGTTGATAGACATGCTTGGGGTTTTCCCAATCAAAGTTATGCTAATATACAACCCATTTTACTTCCAAGGAGTCGCCTTCGCCGCGAGTTTCATAGTCGGCAAGGTTTTTAGAAATTGTATGGGTATAGGACTTGGATACGCGGCGTTCCCATTCGGCGCGCGAAATCCAATATGCGGACTCCCCGTCCCAATCATAGAACTGGGGTTTTGGGTGGTCCAATTTCTAAAAGTGAATGGCGGGCTTATAGGCGTCCTTAAGGTAGTATTGCGTCCTCTTCATATCAACAATGTTATGGCGCAGCCGATATAGCCTATAGTCATCTTCAAATAGAAGAAAATTCTCATCGGGCGGTAGTTTGCCTTGTAAAATATGAAGCCACTTATCAAGGTGGTCTAGGCGCTCCCATAGCTCCACCATTCCAGGAATATCGGCATCTCCAATATCAATAAGGGCGCCAGTCTTTTTGTCGTATTTTGGCCTATTAATGACGGACTAGGACTTTTTGTATACGTCGCGCTTGTAGGCACTCCTAAATTCTTGCTCGTCAGTTGCTGGGTTTTCAATTATTTCGTCAAACGAAAGCACATAGTCGTCGGAAGTTTTGAAAGTATTATAGCGTTTCTTATTATCATAGACTTCTCCACGGCGCAGAGAGGATTGTCCGTTTTCATCCTTACCGTAGAGAATGTAGGTGGCCATTTGCTCTAGTTCGGTGTCAGAGGGATCCTTATCAAGAGAGTCTAAAATATTACGTACATGCTAAAGACGGTCAGTGTCTCGTTCGATGTTGTAATCTAATGAATATGGTTTTTTCATTATATTTCAACACCTCCTTTATTATATTTTATCACATTGGATTGTGGGTTGTCAAGTATTTGATTTAGGGTTTTTGTTTTCAAAAATAAAGAGTTGGTGGAAAGTGTGGACGCGCCCCTCGCTTTAGCGTACTAAAGCGCTGAAAACCTGAAAGCTAGCCCCCGGCTGCTGGAAATGCTGCACCGCTGGGGCCGCTGGGCCCGCTGGGGCACCGAACACCAAAGCAAGTCAGCAGGATTTTGCTTTAGCACGCTAAAGCGTTACAGCGCCTATTTCGTTCTCGGTCGCGGCCGCAGGGAGAGCCCGCGGCGGGACAAATTTGGCCCGGGAAAATCCGACCCCGCCAGCAGCAGTTTGCTTTAGCACACTAAAGTGTAAAGCGCCCGCGGAATTGGCAAAAAATCGCAATCTATCGGAAAAAGCGAAAAACTCACCTTTTAGGTGAGTTTTGCGAGTAGCCTTTCGTTTGTGATTTCCGCGCCGTCGAATTTTATTTGTACGTTCTCGCCGTTCAGAGTGATATCACCGGCCACGTTAAAGGGGACGCTATCCTTGACCCACTTTTCCGGGGTGAGCAGTTCGGTTATCACCCTTTCGAAGTTTTCGCCCTTGTTATAGTGGCTATCCTTCGTCAGTTCGTCCACCGTTCCGCACTCTTTCGCGATCCGGAGCAGTTCGGCCTTCTGTGCCGCCGTGAGCTTTATCCGGAGCTTTGCGAAACCGCCGCGAGCGCTTGAAGCCCTATCAAGTTTCATGTACCGCGCGAGCGTTTCAAAGTCCATCATCGCGTAATACAGAATGTTCTGAACCGCGAACCCGAGGATGTACAGGTGGGAAGCGGAAAGGGTGTTGTACAGGTTCATCATCATCGTGGCGGTCATCGTTTTGCCCTCCTTCATTTGATGCCTTATTATAGCATGCGCCGGGCGGTTTTGTCAAGCGTTTTTTGAAAATTTTTTTCGGGATCTCACGAGGATTAGATATCCTCGTGAGTCCAACGGACGGTGTATCCGAGATCTTCCAGATCTTCCAGAATGGTATACAGCGCATCGAGTTCATCATCATCGAGGGCGGCGAACTCTTCGTTGTCCAGTTCGTTCCAATCTTCGTCAAATCCGCCGAAGTCGTCCACAGTGATTTCCATACCGTCAACAGTGATGAATCCGTAATCGTTCAGCATTTCGATGATTTCCATTTTCAAATCCTCCTCTTCGTTCGGAAGGTTTCTTCCCTTCCGTGACTATATCTTATCACTTTTCCCGGTTTATGTCAACCCTTTTTCAAAACTTTTTTAATTTTTTTTCACCAGATCGCCATAGCGCTTTTCAGCGATCCAGAGATCGCGGCAGTGTGTGGCCGCCTTCTTTGTGGTGAAATCAGCGAGAACAACGTTCTTGCCGTGTTCATCCTTTACAATCACATACCACCACTTGTTAATCTTCTTCAGTTCGATCGTCCGCATCTTCGCGCCCTCCCTCTCTTTGATGATATAAGTATAGCACCTTTGCGTCCGGTTGTCAACCACTTTTAAAAAATTTTTTTTCGCCTTAAAAAAAGGCAGCTTCGCCGTGGGTCCGGACCTTCTTTTGCTTCCTTCCATCTGTCTACTATTATACTCATTTTCTCGCGCTTGTCAAGCGTTTTTTTAAAAAAATTTGCCGGCGCGCAGAACGGCCGCCGGCTTTCTTACATGGGGCGGACTTCCAAGAAGTCCGCCACCTCGCGATGCCAGCGGATCCAGCTTTCCGCCATCTCGCGAGAAAGACCGCTCACGTAGACCATTCCAGTCAGCTTTCCGTACACTTCGAACATTTTCATAGCCTCCCTTTCTTTGATGGTATCATTATATCAAATAAGACTCGGTTTGTCAACCCTTTTTTCGGCCTTGGTGGGATCACTCCCACCAAGGACCATACAGATCCGCAGGATCTTCGCCAGAGGGATCAAAGGGATCTTCCTCTTCTTCCTCGGCAAGCAGAGCTTTCAGCTCTTCGTAATCTTCTTCGTGAATCTCCGGGTTCATGTACCAATCCATCATCTTCGTGGCCTCCCTCTCTTTGATGATGTAAGTATATCACACCTTGCCGGACTTGTCAACACTTTTTTGAAACTTTTTTGAAAAAGTTTTCGCCGGCGCTTGTCAGCAGTACACAAGCGCCATATCATGCCACCGTAAAACAGAAATCTGATTGCAGGCTTTTCCGATTGTCAGCGCTTCGCGCTTTGTGCTTACGCGGTGAGATTTATCAATATAATAGATCCCATCAGCAAACCAGACGCCACAATTGCCATTATAGGCCTTTACGGCCTTCATAGCTTCCGCAGGTGTTGTGCACTCACGGCCTTCAGTCGCCACCTGCCAGCCGCTCTTATAAGTGATCTTCTTCCCTGCCTTCAGCGTCAGGCCGTCGTTGTTCTTCAGATTGCGGATGCTTCTCACATTGATCATGGTGCTTACTCCCTTCCTCTGACTGTAATCATTATAGCAGGATCACGCCGGATTGTCAAGCGTTTTTTAAAAAAAGTTTTTCGCAAAAAGGATTGACAGATCCCATATAATATGATAGAATAACAATGTCGAAAGGGAAACCAAGTAGACCACCGAGGGGCCGAAGAGAAATAAAAAACAGTCCTATGAGAGTCGGTGAGATTAGGACTCCGCTCGGTAGACAAGAAGAGGACAGGTAAGACCGCTCTTCTTATTTTTTTTTGAAAAAAAGGGTTGACATTCTCGCGCCGGCATGATATAATACAGATGCACCGGAAGGGAGGGACAGGGGAGAGTGAGGGCATGAGTTAGTCATGACTAACTGACACACAAAAAAAGAAGACCTTACAGGTCTTCTCCCATCTCGGATTCATAGCACTCGGAGCAGATCGGTGAATCGAAATCAGAGTCACACGCCCATGCTTCAAGAGAGAAATAATCAACCATCTTACCGCACTCACAGCACCGGAAAACCTTCTGGGAGCGGATCGCATCGCCGTAGAACAGTTCATTATAGCGATCAGTACGTACTACATCGTCATAAGACCGCCGCACCTTCTGACCCTTCCGCATGAAGTAGTGAGGCACCTTTACGGTCTTCTTCTCTTCTTCCTTCATCTCCGCCACCAGATCCAGAACCTTCTTCATTTCAGTAGTCATTTTTTTGTCCTCCGTTCTTTTTCTCTGTTCCCCTTGGAACGATTATAGTATAGCACAACCCGGCGATTCTGTCAACCCTTTTTTTGAAAAAACTTTTATTTTTATTTGATAAATCCAAGTATACTACCAATCACAAGCAAAGGAATGATCGAAATAAATACGGCAATTATTCCATAGCAGGGTTTACCTTCATCCATATTTTTCCACATCCACCATGCGCCAAAGGGTGTAATCATAAACAAATCAAACGACAGGATCAGAATGAAGATAATTGTCAGTGCAGTAGTCATTTTTTCGCCCTCCGTTCTTTTCTCTGTCCCTCTCGGAACAATGCCAGTATATCACAGTCCGGTGAATCTGTCAACCTTTTTTTTGAAAAAAGTTTTTTATTTTTTAAACATTTCAGCCCACCATTATTTCTTTTCCATTCAACTTTACAATATAGGACTCTTCCTCTGTCGCATTCATCTCAAACTCTTCGCACCATGCAGTGACTTCTTCCATCGTCTCAAAAATCTCTTCCAACTCCGTGGGCTTCATTCCGTTGTAATTGGTATAAATCTCATACTTCATTTTTTTTTGTCCTCCGCTTTTTCTATTCCTCTCGGAACAATGATAGTATAGCACCACCGGGCGCATATGTCAACAGTTTTTTTAAAAAAAATAAAAAACTTTTTCGCAAAAAGGGGTTGACAGATCCCGCCGGCGGTGCTATAATACAGGTACAGTCGAGGACGCCGGGGAGACCGGAAAGAGATTGGACAGGCTCACGAGGAGTCTAGGCGCCAGTTAGTCATAACTAACAGGAGCGCCGGCATGCTTTAGCATGCTAAAGTACTAAAGTGATCCGCCAGCACTTTAGCGCGCTAAAGTACGAAAGTGCGGCACTTGTTAAAACTTTCACAAGTATCATTTGAACAATTGTTCAAATGTTCATATATATAAAAAAGGCCCTCTCCCACCACTAACATTTTATCACGCCGGAGGCGACTTGTCAAGCATAAAATTGTTACAAAAGTCTTAACAATTTGTTACAGCCGGCACGCAATTAGTTAAGAAAAATGTAACACTTTTTTAACAAAAAAGGGTTGACAGTCCGGCTTTTTCATGCTAAAATAAGCCATACCTTGAAGGGAGGAACGAAACGATGACGATGCAGGAAATGATGGAACGGTACGATGAGCGGGCGGGCGCGCACATCTACGCCCTCGGGTTTGTCCACAACGGCAACCTGTATGCCGAGAAGCTGAGCTTTGCCGAGCTGAGCCGCTTCTTCAAGCTGGACCGTGCGAGCTCCAAGCGGGGCGGATTCGCCAAGATCCGGATTAAGCTGACCGCCAAGGACCGTGCTGAGCTGAGTGCCACGGCGGAGCTGCTGGGAGCTGAGGACCTGCTGACGAAGGACAGCGCCCACAACAAGGGTGAGAACTTCGAGCGGGAGCTGACCGAGCGCTGGATGCATGAGACCTGGGTCAAGGACAGCGTGCCCTTCTGGGTGGCTGGAGATATCCGGGTGGACGGGATCGAGATTCAGGTCAAGCTCGATGGGGCTGAGCTGACGAACGAGCGGACGCTGGGACGGCTGGCCTGAGCCAGCCGGCCCGCTGGGGCTTGACAAAGCGGGACAGCTGTGATATAATAACGATGTAGGAGGGAGCTACTAATGAGGTATTATGAAGTAAAAATCATTCGCCCTATGTTTGCTGGAAATCTGATTCAGGGGAAAGCTACAACGGTCTATATTAGCCTGAAAGATCAGCTGACTGCGGAAATGCTAGAGCAGTTTAATTGGACTATTCGCGGGGTCTATACGCTCTCACCTTGGAAATATGCGTGGTATTTATTAACAAAGCCCGTGACTAATCACAATGACTGTTTTAACTTTTCGGATTCCGTGGTCATTGAATAAATGGCCAGCCGGCGCGCAGGCCGAAAAAAATATTAAAAAGGGCTTGACAAGTGCCGCAAGATATGATATCATATGCATGTACCGAGGGAGGTGAGGAAGACGAAATCACGGAAGGTGTTGAAGATCACCTTCCCTGCGAGCATCGACCAGACGCTTTTCTTCTGGGACGGCAACGCCCGCGGATATGAGGCCCACAACGTGTCTCTGACCGTGAGTCTGGTGAAAGTCCAGCAGAGAAAGGCTCGGAGCGAAATGGCTCGGAAAGCGCGCTTCATCTACGGCGCGACCACCGAGACGCTCGTGGGGTGATCTCTAGAGTCTGTTGTTCCGAGGATGTTTCGGAGCGAGCCAATGGGTATTTTGTCTGCATGGGAGGATTAAGCAATGGAAAAGTTTGTCGGTATGCTTGGGTTTATCCTGACTTCCTTCTTCGGCATGGTTGGCTTCTTTTGTGGGAATGTTTGGCTTCTCGGTGGCCTTGTAGGCGTTGGTATGATGGGCATCAGCCTTTACTGCTTGGAGGACTAGCCCGCCGGCGCGCCGTAACAGAATTTTAACAATTTTTATGCTTGACTTTATATTAGATTTATGCTATACTTATTTCAGAAAGTGAGGGATGCGGAATGACGATTGATGAACTGCTTCAGGAAAATCAGGAAATCCTTCAGAGGATGAAGAATGAAGAGTGGGATACAGACGCATTTATTAAAGAACTGAAAGGGGAGAACAACAATGATTAAGATCACTAAGGGCATGGCACGGAAACTCTACAACGAGGGCAAGGAAATTATGGTTATTCCTAACAAAGTTCGCCCCACCAGTATGTTGACAGCGTGGTATCATAAAACTGCGGAAGCGGATGATACTTTTGAAAAACTGTGCAACATTATCTTCTATTATAATTGCTCTCCCGAAACTGGCATGAATCTTGTCTATTATGCGAAAGAGGTGTAATAATGAAAAAGATTTATGTGCTCACGAATGACGGCGAAATGATTCATGCCTACTCTTCTCTCAAGCCAATTGAGGAAGAATGCGAAAAATGGTTTAATGATCATGACACAGATTTCGAGGTTGAAAAAGATTTCAACTGGTGGGTAGAAGGTCGCAAATATAAAAACGGGGAAGAAGAAAAAGCGTGGCGTGATTTTATTAAGGAACAGTTTGAAAATGGCACATGGGCAAGTTACGCATGGTATGAGGTTATGATGGACTGAGTTAGCCCATACTAACTCAGCCGGCGCGACTTGTGAAAATGTTGACAATCTTTTTTGAAAAAAAGACTTGACCTATTCTTAAATCTATGCTATACTTATATCGTTCCAAGGGGAGAGGTTGAGGTAGAATGGGAACCAATGGTTAGCCCATAGGGAACGGAATCGCCAAAAAACTTCTGAAAACCCCTTGACAACCACCACGAAATGTGGTACAATGACAATGTCAGAGGGAGCGAGTCACCCTCTGAAAGAACGGGAAGATTGGGACTGACTCTCCAAGCCCGACAGCGCAATCGGCAATCTTCCCGAACGAAAAAAGTTTTCAAAACCCCTTGACATTAGATCACGAAAGTGATATAATGAATACACAACAGAGGAAGGAAAACCTCCCAAACCAGAAAGGATTACCACTATGAAGAACACCACTTATGCCACCGTTTACAACTTCCTCAAGACCAATGGTTTCGACAATGCCGAGATCCTCGCCGAGTTTGAAAAGGAACTGAATCGGGGCGCCGAAGCGAAGCAGGCGAAGGATGCCCTGTATGCTCAGGCGAAGGATGTTGTTCTCAAGGCGATGGATGCCCCTGCCACTATCACCGAGATTTTCGATGCGGTGGAGAATCAGCTCCCCGAGGGCTTTACCAAGGGCATGATGCAGTACGCCATCACTCGGGTTTGGAAGGATGAGATTGACAAGACCGAAGGTAAGGTGAATACCTATCAGCGGAAGGAGGGCTAAGCCCTCCTTTCCTTTTACCTCGGAGTTAGTTATAACTAACTCCGCCGGCGCGATTTCATTTTCGTTTTGTTAATAGAATTGTAACAATTTAGGGGTTGACATTTTCCCAGAATGTGATATAATACAATTGTTCCAAGGGAACGGAAAGGATGGATTGAAAATGGATACTACTTACGGCCCAGATGAATATTATAAAGTACCAATCAAAGACCGCCGTACTGAAGAAGAGAAACAGAAATATCAAACTTGGAATAAATCACGAAATTATTACCATGCGCTTCTGAATATTCTTACTGATATGGATATTCCTTATGAAGTAGAAGAAACCAACGAAGACACCATTATTCGTTGGGAAGGACATGAAAAAGTCCTTCGATATTGGATTGACCCTTTCCATAAATGGGAAAATTGGCCGAAGCATTAAGAAAAGGAGGAATTAAAAATGAAACTTTATTGTAAAAGAGAATGGGAAGCCGATATACCAGATGAAAAGATTGTAAAAGCAGTAGATAGCTTCGCGCGTCAACATTATGCTTACTTTTATTCTAAAATGAATCGTGCAGATGTGCAGTCGCTTGCGGAGTATTTAGTTCAAATAACAACTGGCTATGATAAATATCCTAATGAATTTACTAAACCCTTGCGCGCACGTATTCGTGAGATTATTGCACAGCGCATAGAAGTGACTGAAAATCCAGACGATCAAACATTAGTGTAATATTGAAAGTAGACTTTAGTCTACTTTCGTGCCGGCACGCGGATTTAATAGTTTTGTAACAATTTTCCTATTGACATTCTTATATAATGTGGTATAATGATATTGTTCCAAGAGGAACGGAAAGGATGGATTGAGAATGAGTTGGTGGCTTCTGACTTTGGTAGGATTAAGTATGGTTAATTTTAATGTAACTATTAATGAGAATAAGTATGACTTATCATTCTTCCTCAGACTTATTACTTTTATCTGTTGTTGTATTTGGGGATAAATAATAGAGAGGAAAAATAAAATGCGTACACCTCAGCAAAGAAAACAACGAGCCGAAATGCTTCAAGCGCTTTGTGATATTATTACTAATTGCGGCAATGACGCCGAGTTTTTTACTCGTCTTCTCTGGGCAAATGAATGGATTAGTAACCAACTATTGACCTTTGAAAGCGAGGAACAGGAAGATGCAGATGCTTAAGAATTGGTTCGGAATTGAAACCGCTTATCGCTTTGAGTGGAATGATGTTCGTTGCGGCATTACCATCTTGAATGTAATTCTCATTATGCTCTTCGGCCTTCAGGTATCTTGGTTCGGCCTTGCGATTGCGCTTTTCGGCGTATGCAAAGACCTCTCACAGCATCGGCATATCAATGACGTTTTGATGCATCTCTCTACCGTGGTATTAAATCTTTATTTCCTTTCCTTACTCTACAAGGGGTGACGTTAGTCACCTCTAACCGTGCCGGCGCATTAGATCGTGAAAAACTTAACAATATTTTTTTAAAAAACTATTGACAACTTCCTTATAACATGATATACTATCATTGTTCCAAGAGGGAACCGAAGAAAGAGGAAGGATACCTCAAAAAACCAGAAAGGGAAATCAAATGACAAACAAGGAAATCGCGCTCAAGATCCCCACTGTTCGCAAGGCTAAGGATATGTACATGAGGATGTTGATGGTAATGGCGTTTATTGAAAAAAATAAGGAAGTCACTAATCTGGATTTGCTTCAGTCTGTGCACGCCACTCCCATGATTCTGGAAGTTCTGGAACAGTGCGGTAAGATTCGCAAGGAAATCCGCAAGGAAGAAATGATTAAAGTTGAAATGTATGGATATCATGGGCCGTTAGATGATAATGACGTAGAACTGCCCGATCAGCCCGATACAATCACGATTACTTATGAAGGAAAGACAGCCACTATTCCGAACCCGTTTAAAACTCAAACCTATGGTTATTATAAGAAAGAGGTTCAGGTCAAGCGCAAGTACTGGATTTGGGTGGAGTAATCCACCCTCGCGCCGGCGCATTTGATTGTGAAAACATTAACATAAATATTTTTAATAAACCTATTGACATTTTCCCATAATATGATATAATAACATTGTTCCAAGGAACGAGATGAAAGGAGAATGGAAATGAAGATTAGAACGGAAATGAATCTGACGCAGGAAGTTTTTAGGAAAGCAATCGAACTGTATACTGATGATTGGAACTATGGCCCAGCAGATTTAACACCAACAGAAGTTGTTAATGCCATTATTGCGGTTTACTTTGATAACTATGAAGAGCAGTTTTGGATTCAGATTGCCAAGACCTTCTCTAAAAAGGATATCCATGATATGTGTGAAGGCTTTGCCGTTGAATATCGTACTTATCTTGCAGAAATTATTTTTGACAATCTCAGTCTTGAAGGGAGCGATGAGTAATGGCAGATTTCTTTAATGATCACCCCGTTATTTCAGGCATCCTTGCCATCATTGTTGTTATAGCAATTCTTTTGGGTATCGCTTATGTAATTCGTGGCAGTAAAAATATTCTCTTTGGCGGTAACCGTCAGGTATTTGATACAAAATACCGTTTCAACTGGGCGATTATCGAACTCGGCAACGGTGAACTCCTTGAAGGTAAAGTAAAAGCATGGAATGATTATGAAGATTCCGATATAGTGCAAATCATAATGGAAGATGGAACAGTGTTCCTCACGCATTACTCAAGAGTGTTACTTTGCTCTGAATGCCCGTAAGTAGACTTCGGTCTACTTTCGCGCCGGCGAAAATTTTTTTTTAAAAAGGGTTGACATTTTAAATGCCATATGATATACTTATATCGTTCCAAGGGAAATGATGAAAGGCGGCGTAAACAATGATTAATAACAAAAAGCATTTTAAAAACGATCACGGTTTCTTCTATTGCGGCGTCAACGATGCCCATCGGAAATTTGGCAGAGGGAAAATTGGTACCTCTGAACAGTCCAACCTTAATAATCGCATTAGCGTTATTAAACATAAAGAATCTGATTTTACTTTGTGCGCTTTTATTCGTATTAATAATTGCACCAAAGCCGAGATAGAATTTGTCGAAGCTTATACTCGTATGATGCTTGAGCGTCAATATCAGCATACCCAGAATGATCATTTTGAATTTGAAATGAATGGTAAAGCTAACGGGTATAATACTTTTATTGCACAAGCATTACAGTATGCTACCGAAGCGTGTAATATGCAGAACTTTAGTTATCAGGTAGTATACACTAAAGTATACGGCAAAAAGATTGGACGCATAGAGCAAACTCTTGCAAACATGATGATGAAATAAAGTAGACTTCGGTCTACTTTTATGCCGGCGCATCAGCCGGCGGCCCGCTTGTTAAAAACTTGTCAATCTTTTTTCCGCAAAAGGGTTGACTTTTTTCTAATTCATGCTATAATATAATTGTTCCGAGGGACACGGAACACCCCGAGGTAAGGACAGCTTGCCCAGAGGAAACTTAAAAAAAGTTTGAAAAACCTCTTGACAAGATGCTGAATCGGTGATATAATAGTCCCGTAAGAGAGAGGAAGGACACCTCACAAACCAGAAAGGAAATCAAAATGAAGAAAGCCACTATGACTACCATCCTGTCCATGATCGCCACCATCGACACTCCCGAAGCCGAAGCTATTCGCGCTGAGCTGAACGCTGAGCTGAATCGGGGCGCGGAAAAGGCGGATGCCAACCGCAAGCTGTACGACTCCGCTCGGGAGATCGTGCTGGACGTGATCCCCAAGACCACTCCTGTGACCGTGGCGGAGATCTTTGAGGCCGTGGAAGACAAACTGCCCTCTGGTTTCACCAAGGCCAAGGTGCAGTATGCGCTTGGGCACTACTGGGACAAGGACGTTGTCAAGCACGAGGGCAAGGTCAATTCCTACACTCGGGCGTAAGATACAGGGAGGGCAACCTCCCTTTTCTTATTGGCGCAAGTTAGTCATAACTAACTTGCCGGCGCGAGTTAGTCACAGCTAACACATTGTATACAGTATACATTTAAAAAAATACTTGACAATTTTTTAAAATTATAGTATAATATATTCGTAATCAAGGGGAGGAAATGGCGCGACAGTACAGCGCCCCGCGAGGACAAAACCATTACAATAATTTCCGAAAACCCCTTGACAAGACCATCGCAATATGATATAATCCCCTTGTAAGAAGAAAGGAGCGATTTAGATGACTAAGGCACAGCTTGAAACCGCACTCCGCAACGAGTTTTTGAAATTCATTGCCGAAGCGATACAGACCACCTTTGAAACTGATGCGCTTGCGGTTAGCGCCAGTGAACTCGCTATCCCTTGTCTTGACGATGAAGGTAATGAAAAGTGGGCGTTGATTAAGGTTTCCATTCCTCGTGGCACTCGCAATGGTGAGGGCGGTTATGATCCTTACGATGGCTATGCCGCCGCCGAGGACTACCAGATCGAACAGGGCGAGAAGGCCGAGAAGAAGGCCGCCGCCGAAGCCAAGAAACAGGCCAAGATTGCCAAGGATCAGAAGGCCCGTGAGGAAAAGAAAGCCCTCGCCGAAGCAAACAAGGGCTTGAAGGAACTCCGCAAGATTAAGGACGCGCCGCAGGCGTGATCCTTTTTCTTTTTTCTATCGGTTAGCCATGGCTAACCGCGCCGGCGCGCAGATTTAACAATTTTGTAATAATTTAATGCTTGACTTTTCCAATATCCTATGCTATAATTCAAATGTACCAAGGGAAAGGAGATTGAGAGAATGAAGAAGATTTGGTTCGATATGGACGGAACGATTGCCAACCTCTATGCGGTGGAAGGATGGCTTGACTATCTCCGTCACGAAGATGTTTACCCCTATGCTAATGCGGAAACTATGCTTAACTTCTCTCTGCTTGCTCGGTTGCTTAATCGGTTGCAGGCGCAGGGATGGGAAATCGGGATTATCTCTTGGACTTCCAAGAATGGTTCTGAGATGTACAATCTGGCGGTTGAGGTTGCCAAACGGGCATGGTTGGCGAAGCATCTTCCTTCTGTAGAGTGGGATGAGATCAAGGTTGTCCGCTATGGTACGAACAAATACCAGACTTGCGGTGGCGGTATCCTCTTCGATGATGAGGTTGGAAACCGTGAAGCATGGCAGGACAAAGCCTATGAGCCCTCTGAGATCATGGAGATTTTGAAGGGTCTGGCGAGAGTTAGCGCACGCTAACTCGCCCGCCGGCCGAAAATTGTTAAGACTTTTGTAACATTTGCCTATTGACTTTTTCTCCTATATCATATATAATGGGTACTGTCAGGAGGGGATATGATGAAGCGAGCCGAGTACAAGAAATATGATGAACTTGCCGCTTGGGACTTGGACAAGGGTTGCCGCAATATAATAAACCAAAGCTCCCCTGCCAATCGGAGATTGAAGAAGAAGCTGCGTAAACAAGCTCGAGCCAGATTAAAGGAGGCGTACAAAGATGAGAGATGCTAAGAACGGAACTTACAACGGTGAAACCACTTTTTGCACTGTCAATGCCTATGGCGCTTGCCCTTACTGCGACCAGTGCGGCGTCTGTCATATTGATGATCCTCAGCGCGATTGTGAAGATTGGAGATTCTTCTGGGATAGTTGGGATGAGTGGTTGCAGTGTGATTCTGTGCCAGAGGATGAAGAGGAAGATACATACGAGGATTGGGGCTATAATGAGGATGAAGGCTTTGATCCCTATGCAGGCATGTATACATGGGACTGCTAAGTCCCGCCGGCGCGGTTTGTTAAAAACTTATCAATCTTTTTTTAAATAAGGGGTTGACTTTTTTCTAATTTGTGATATACTATAATTGTTCCAAGGGGAGATGACGACCATTCCGAAGAAATCTTCGGCGGGGCGGTAAAGAAACGCACGCGGATAAGCACCCCAGAGGGTTGGCTTATAAGAAGAGGACATCAAAAAATTTTTTCAGAAACTTCTGAAAAATCCCTTGACAACAAGCAAATCCTGTGCTATAATAAGGATGTTCCAAGAGGAAATGGCTACCAGTCGCACGGAGCCACCGCGACTAAAAAACACCGCGGTTAGTTTAAGACAGGGCGTTACAAAACTTCCTCAAAAAACACTTGACATCTTCCACAAAATGTGGTAAGATAAATACGAAAAGAGGGGAAGGAAAACCCCACAAACCAGAAAGGGAATTGACCATGAAGAAAACCACTATGACTGCTATCCTGTCCCTGATTGAGAACATCGACACCGCCGAAGCGCAGGAAGTCCGTGAGGAACTGACTGCCGAACTGAGCAAGGGCAAGGCAAAGGCCGATGCCAATCGCGCTCTGTACGATGAGATTCGTGATGCGGTGGTCACCGCTCTGCGGTCTGCTACTGCCCCTGTCACCGCTCAGGAACTGGCGGATGAGACTGGCTTTGCTCGTGGTAAGATTGTGTATGGTCTGACTAACTACTGGGGCGATCTGGTAGTTAAGACCGAGGGCAAGGTCAACACCTACTCTCTGCGTGAGGATGCGTAAGCATCCTCTTTTTTTATGCACCTATTGTATACTGTATACAGCGGGCCGGCGCGCGAAATTTAACAGAATTGTAACAATTTTCCTATTGACTTTTGCTATGCTTGTGCTATAATAGCTTATGAAAGTTGAAGGAAAACAACGACAAACCAGAAAGGATATTCCATATGAAATTTCTTGTGATTGACAGCGAAACTTGTAACACCCCTGTCGTGAATGGTCAACTTGAGTTCCAAGATGGACAGGTTTATGATCTCGGTGGTCGTGTGATTGACGAAATGGGCGCAATCTATGACGAATTTAACATCGTGATTGAAGATGTATTTTTTGGTATGAGTGAACAGATGCAGGAAGCCTATTACGCAGACAAGATTCCCCAATATCTTGTGGATATGCGCATGGGTGAACGCAAGATCGTGGATATTTGGCAAGCCTATCGCATCGTTCGTGAGATGTGCAAGCGGTGGAATATATCTTGTGTGGTTGCCCACAATGCCAGATTTGACATCACCACTCTGAATGCGACTCTTCGGTATCAGACGAAATCCAAGCGGCGGTGGTTCCTCCCTTACGGTGTGAAGATTGTGGACAGCATGAAGGTGGCGAAAATGGTATTGAAGCAGGACGAATCATACAAGACGTTCTGTGCCGAAAATGGTTACATGACTAACCAGAAGACCCCTCGCCCTCGCTACACCGCAGAAATTTTGTGGCGGTACTTCGGAGATGACAAAGATTTTGTGGAAGCGCACACTGGCCTCAAAGATGTTGAGATCGAGAGCAAAATCTTTGTGAAGTGTCTGGAAGCCTTGAGAAATAAGGCTTCCTGACCTCGCGCCGGCGCGATTTAATACTTTTGTAATAATTTTCTATTGACAAGTTCCCTCTTCTATGATACAATAACCATGTTGAAAGGAGGAACCCAGATGGAAGAGTTGAATGACTACTTGTTCCAAGTAGTACAGAATGCAAGAAAGTGTAACCATTGCGTTTTCCGCCACCGTGACGGGACTTGCTACTTTGCCTATGAATGTATCAAACATGATTTTAATTACTATGATGAAGGGGACGATGAAGATGAACGTGTACCTGAAGAACAATGAAGGCGAACAAACTGTTCGTTATCTTCCCATAATGAAAGCCCTTTGGTTACGGTTTATCGTGTTCGCTAAGTATAAGAAAGAAGATCGCCCGATTGTGAGGTTTGTAGTATGAATAAGATTTTAAATTATCTCATTGGATTCCTGTGCCGTAGATGTTCCTACTTGTATTCTTCCACGTTCTATGATGCTTGTGATGCTCTCGCCAGAAGCAAAGAATTTGATAAGAGCCGTTACCCTCGCGCGTATGCCACCGCTTGGAGCCTCGACCACGGAGTTAAGTTAGACTAACTCTGGCCGGCGCGCTTGTTAAAAAGTTAACATTCTTTTTTCTAAAAAGTAGTTGACTTTTTCTAAATCTGTGTTATAATATAATTGTTCCAAGGGAGACAGGAGAAACCAAGGCAAGCCTTCATGGGATGGGCGCACAACCCTGTGTGGACGCACACGAAACACGCTCCCGAAGAACAAAAATAAATTTCAAAAAACACTTGACAGAGTTCCCAAACTGTGATATACTAAATACGAACAAAGGGAAGGACACCCTACAAACCAGAAAGGAAGTTAAACATGAAGAAAGTTACTCTGATCGCCATCAAGGATGCTCTGACTGGTTATGGTTACATGGATTCCGAAGTGCTGTCTGAACTGAACCGTGAAATCTCCCGTGGTGAGGATGCTAAGGCCGAGAACGCCAAAGCCTACGAAGCCATTCACGAACTGGTCGTGTCTAACCTCGCCGATGCTCCCTGCACCTGTGGCGAACTGTATGAAGCGATCTCTTCCGAACTGCCCACGGACATGACTCGGGCGAAGGTGCAGTATGCCCTTAATCACCTCTGGCAGGATGAGATCGTGAAGATCGCAGGCAAGCCGAACACCTATCGGAGGGCGTAAGCCCTCCCCTTTATGGGATGTGATAGTGGCATCAGGGAAGCCACCGTGGTAAACCGAAAGGTGATCGCGCAATAGGACGATTGCAAAAATAGGAGCCTATTGGAGTTCAATTCTCCCACGTTCCACCAACCGCCTTCGGGCGGTCTTTTTTTATCTTCAAGTTAGTTGCAACTAACTTGGCCGGCGCAGGTTAGCCGAAGCTAACCTCACCGATTCGCCGCGTAATCAATCAGGACAGGATGGCCATCTTTCCAACCATAATTACCATTATGCATATCAAAGATACGGCTTACCACCCAATTCCATTCTGCTCCTGTCAGGTATTCATCCGCGTCATACTCAGTACGCCCAATCCCAGAAATACGGGGCATGATGCAAAAATTCATTCCTTGATATTCCACCATGGTGGGCTTAGCAAGCAGATACTCAAACCCAGCTTCTTCCGCCTGCTTGTAAATCTCAACCTCATTCGCGCAACCGCCAAAGGTATCAAGATGGAAGCAAGTACCGCAGTCCACCTTCACAACATAATCGGAAGTAATAAAGGCGACACGAGTCAGACCATGCGCCATCCGCACCTTGCGATGATGATCATAATTGAACCGCTTCACCGCGTACTTGTACTCTTTAACAGAGTCGCAATTGCAGATATAATCAAAGATCATATGAATGAACTTCTCAGCCCGAATCTCGTAAGTGTTCCGCATCTCTTAACACCTTCCTTTCCACGGTCTTATTATAGCAGAAAAGCAAGCGGAAATCAAGAAGAAAATTGTTACAAAAGTGTTAAATCTTCGGGCCGGCGGCCAGTTAGTTTAAACTAACTATTTGACTTTTAATAAAATTTTTTATATAATAATTTTAGAAAAGGGGTTGACAATCCCATAAGGTTGATGTATAATACTATCGAAAGGTGAAGGGAAACACCGAAAAACCAGAAAGGGATTTGAAATGAAAATTGAAATCTGCAAGACCTTGGACATCTCGAAACTGTATGATGATATCGTAGACGGAGACTTTGAAAGTTATTCTGCGTGTGAAGATATTCATCTGTGTTACTCTGACTTGACTCCAAAACTTATGGCCAAGATTTTCTCCGCTCTTGCGGATGAAGCAATTACCAGAAACTTACTGACTGAGAGCAAAGGGAGGGTGTGATAAAATGGCTAAGATTTCCAAGACCGTAGTTGATAAGACTCTGCGTGATGGTATCTTCTTTGATATGTTTCAGAATGACTGTGGGATGTATGATTATGTAAAAATCAATGATCGTCAGTATGGCGTCATTATTACTGACTTGAATGGAGTCAAGCGCTATGTTCGCATTGGCGCCATCGTTGCCGAAGAGCGTGAAGACATGACTGCCGAAGAACTGATGATATCTGAAATCCAAGCCTATCGGGCAAAGCAGGATGAAAAATTAGCCAAGGCACAGGCTCGCGCCGAAAAGGCGAAGAAGGACAAGGAACGTCGGGCGAAGGAAAAGGAAGTTAGCGCAAGCTAACTTCGCGCCGGCGCAAACTTAACACAATTGTAATAATTTCCCTATTGACTTCCAATATAAACTTTGCTATAATAACAATGTCGAAAGGAGATGTGAGTGATGAGCAAGAAGAACAAGAAACCGCAACCGAAAACTTGGGCCGAGGTATTCCAGTCCGAGCGCAAAGAGTTTCCTCAGGGATATTGCGTAACTCGCATCATCCCCGACAAGCGTTTTAAGAAACCGAAATACAAAGCAAAGGAGTGGGACTAATGTGGTGTAAGAATTGCGGCGATGTGTTTATGGAAATGTATGAATGCCTTACCGATTACCATGATTCTCGCACGGTCATGCTTACCGAGCGTTATCAGTGTCCGCACTGTGGGAAACGCGTTGATCGCATGGCCACGTATGAATTGACACGCGAATGGGAGAAAGAATGCGATGAAGATTAAACGTGTTATGCTTGTTCACTCATCGGGCGCGAGGGCGTACTTTACTGAAGAGTACCCAGCGTCCGCCAATGATCGCGATATCCTTAATACACTATACGAGGTAGGAAAAAATGTATTCTTTGGAGATGAATTGTATAAGATTATTACTGACTCTAATGGTTGTCGGGCTTACTTTCGTTATGAAATATATAAAGTAACGATCTGACGCGCCGGCGAGTTCATAAAATTGTAACAATTTTATACTTGACTTTTCCTAAACTTGTGTTATAATATAATTGTCCAAGGGACAGAGAGGAGCGAGGAAGATGAAACAGGTATTTGTTCTGACGGAAGAATATTCCCATCGACTAATTGGCGTCTACTCCCACTATGGCCGTGCCGTGAATGCTATGTTTACCAATGCTTTAGGGTATACCATTACAGGCATTGAACCTCAGCCCGTGGGCACGTCATACCAGTTTAAGAATGCTAATGGCGATAGGTCCGAGTTCTTTATCGAGAACGCATTTGTTGATGATACTCTTTGGCTTGGCGCTATTCATGAGGAGGATGAAGAAGAATGATTACTCGTGTTTATTACGTTCCCCGTAACCAGATTGGTCGCCAGATTATGAATATCGTGATTGAGCGCGTGGGTTGCAGTGTCGGAGACTTCAAGGTGAATCGGCAGTCCGATACTATCCGCTTTGTTGTAACTTGTCGCGCGCAGGATGTTCCGAAGATCGAAAAGATTCTCGCCTTCTATGATGTACTGTAAGAAGTTAGCAGGCGCTAACTCCGCCGGCCAAAAAACTAGCCGGCGGCCAGCCGGCGCAAAAATCGTCTTCTCCACCACTACCATAATACCACGAATTCGTCAACTTGTCAAGTCCCGAAATTGTTACAATTCTGTTACAATTCCATTACAATTCTGTTACAGAAGTATTACGCCACCGTTAACACGGTGGCGCCTTTGCATACCTCGCGCACTGGAACCTCCGTCGCCGCCTCGCAGAAAAGCTGAAACGCTGACAAGCTGGAAGCTGGATAGCGAGCGGGGCCTCCACAAGCTGGCAACCACGGTAAGCTGGCCCGCGACGAGCTGGAAAGCTGGAAGCTGGAACCCGACGAAACTTTGTAGCACAAGCCGCCGCAAGCTGGAAATTCGTCGGAGTGAAATTTCGAGGCTCCGATTTCTCGGCGCCAAATGTTTGACTTTTTGTAAAATTTCGTGTATAATATTAGTGTAAGGAGGGAGGAAAGTGGAAGAACACTGCTACGTAGTTGTATGGGAGCTGGAAAATGGCGAACGCGGAGTCGAATGCGTAGTGCATTCGCTGACCCGCGCGGAAGAACTTTGTCTGGAACTTGAAGAAAAAAACCCTGGAAAAATTTTTTATTGGATTCCAAGTTTTTTAGAACCTAACACTTGACTTCTTCTCAAAAATCTGGTATAATAAAGGTGTTCCAAGAGAACAGAAAATAATTTGTGCAGGGTGGACTGCCGTACACTAAACCACGGAGAAAAGGAGTAAAAATGACTATTAATGAACTGAAGTCCCTGATTGCTGGTATCGAAGGCGCCCAGAATGCTCGCGCCAATAAGTCCAATTTTGTTGTTGTCCCCTGTGAAGATGGCGTTGCCAAGGTTTCCATTGGTGTAGCGCTTGCTAAGGACACCAAGACCCATAAGGCTTTCAATATGGAAGCTGCAGTGGCTGAGTATAAGGCTTGGGAAGCTGAGACCGCTCTGAAGGCCGCCGAGAAGGCTGCTAAGCCCGCTGTTGTGAAGGGCCCCAACCCTGAAGCTCAGGCTCGCCGCGATGCTCTGGATGCCCAGATTGTTGCTATGCCTGCTTTCACTGAGTATACCGCGACTGACATCTACAACGCCGTTAAGGGTGCACTTCCTTCCAACGTGCTAGTGATGCAGGTCGGTTCTGCGGCCAAGCGCCTTGTCGCAGCTGGCGTACTCACTGAGTCTCACCGCGATGGTGATAAGAAGTCCTATTACACCAAGGCGTAATAATTAAGTTTAAGAGCCCGCTCCGCACCGTGGAGCGGACTCTTTTTTAATATTTGACTTTTTCTAAAATTTAGTGTATAATATTTATAGAAAGAGAGGGATGGATATGGAAAAGTATTGGGCGCTGGATTACACAGATGACCGCGAGTGCGAGCTGGTATATAATGACCAGCTGTATCCTACAAAAGCTGCAGCTAGGGCGGCCGCGAAAGCAACTGGACATCCCGAGAACTTTGATGTGACACCATATAGGTTAGTGGACCTGATTGATGTGTATCAGGCGGATTCGCTGGAGATTGATAATGATACACTGCGCGTGAAGTGCGAGTATATGGAATAAAAATAAAGGGGTAGGCATTAAGCCTACCCCTCTTTTGCTTCTACCAACGCAAGAAAATCATTGTCTTGTATTTCCGCATCGTGCCATTCACCAGTAATATAGCACATCTATTGCTGCTTGCCTTTAACAGTTTTCTTTTTCTATTCTACCGTATAACCTATCATAGGAAGGCAATCGCGCAAACTATTCCAAGTCATTATCTTGGAATTATTTTTATTTGCCTTATCCAAGCTGGGAACTGCCATTAGTTCCGCAAGCTCGCGGCACTCTGGAATAGTAAGCCAGCGGTTTAGGTACTCTTGAGGAATCTAAGAGCACAATGTTTTTAAATGTCGCTGGTACTAAAACGTTTGCCGCGGCGCCTATAGTCTATCAGCTGCATCGTAAGAATCAATAATAACATTATCAAATCGTTTATCTACAATATTAATTCCTCGCGCCAATGCCTTATTGACAACTACGAAATCGTATTCCATTGGTACCATTCCAGTAGTAACAATAATATCATACACACGTTTCTATTCTGCGTCCATCGGCTTGTCTGCATTGTTTAACGAATGTAATTCAATCGCATTAAAGCCTTGGGCCTTTGCCGCATTGACTATTCCCTGATTAGGTTCAATGAAAGGAGAATAGCACCAGTATCCGCGGCCAGGTTCTGGATGCAGCTTTTTAATATGGGTTAATATATTAGTAAAATAGATGTCAGCTGCAATACGATAACCAGCTTCTAACTTACCAGTGTTACTAGCACTGATTAAGCTGAGATAATAAGCTCTCGCGCGTTCTGGCGTCGCCGACAAGCCAATGCAAAGAATGCGGCCTGCATTTACTATCTATTCCCACTTACCTAGCATAATTAGCGGCATATATTCTTTTGTACTAGAGTAAGTTTGAATTACAGAAAGGATTTCCGCGTTCGAGAAGGTCTAATCTTTACGATTATAATCTTTCGTGCGCGCAAGCTTAAAAGCTGCAGTTGCAAAATCAAAAATGGAATCGCATTCGTCCCAGCAAATTACATCTATATCGCCCAAAAACTACCCCTATCCTTTAAGCAATTTCATTCCTAAACCCTAATAACACATCACGCCAATTTTATTTGTGTTTTCTCCCCAAAAGGACGGGGTATCCCAAAACATATCCGCATCAGCGCAAGTATCAGAATATGATTCTAATACCGCATCCTTCAGCGCGTTGGTATCTACCAAATAGAGTACCCGATTCAGAGCCCCGTCACGCGTATACTCCTGTAAATTATTTACTGCCCAGTAAGTCTTGCCCGTGCGGGTGCCGCAGTCAATTATATTATACATACCGCGGCGAAAAAATAATTTATTCTATTGTGCCAAATCTGTTACTGTTGTCATTTCTATCACCTCTATTCTATTATAGCAGAATTTCATTTTAAAGTCAAGTATTTTTTCTGCTATATAAAAAGAAGAAATGTAATCCCATAACTTAGCTATTTTCTTACTTTTGTAATAACTTTTTGTAATAAAAAAATGTAGTAGATTTTTTACTACCCCCCTCCCCCCTATATAGGTAGTAAAAAAAATACTACATTTTATTTACTACAAATAATTTATATATAAATTATAAGTTAACTGGAGTGAGGGCCGAAGGCCCGAACGGAAGTTAACTTATAATTTACGGCGCCGCAGGCGCCCACCTGTAATTTTCTAATAATCAAGTATTTGACTTTTTTTAAAAAATATGATATAATTTAAAAAAGAAAAAAATTTAAAAAAATTTTTTTATTTCGGTTCCAAACTCTTGACAAATGTTGAATTTTGGGCCGCACATCCCTAGTCGCCCTACTTCGTATGCATATATTCAGATGCCTGTCGGGCTCTCCCGCCCCACTTCACTGCTACTACTACGTCCGCGAATTTCATTCTTTTCCTACCCTTTTTATTTCATTTTACGATGAGAATACTATTTACTTAAAACTAGGCCCCATATTACTTCCCTGAGATTGGGGTGATTACATTGACATTACAAGAAATGCTAATTGAAATATGTGATGAAGAAGGACCAAATATCCCATAGCGCACCCTTGCAATCTATTGCGGCGTCGGATAGTCGCAACTTAATAGGTTTATGAAGACTGGTAAAGGAATTAGTGAAGAGCGGCAATAGTAGATTGTTAAGGGGCTGAGGGAATTAGCAAGTGAAATTTCCCAAATTGTTAATAGTTGACAGTTTGGGAAATTTTTGTTATAATAGGAGTAGAAAAGGAGGCAGATAGGTATGAAATGGTATCGAGTGTATTATGATTGGAGAGAGGATAAGATTGTGAATTGGTTCGAGATTCCAACATTCAGGCTTGGATGCTGGGGTGTTTGTATGGAGCCATTCCCAGTATTCTATTTCTTTACCAATTGTAACGATGAGGATGATATGCTGGAAGAGGCTAGGTATCAATGGCGACAGTATCTCGCTAAGGAGTTTGGACCAGATGTTAAAAGAGAAAGACAATAAGTTATATTGTAGCAAGTGCCGAATGACGTAGCCGCGCCTACGGGAGACGTGTGTCTTTTGCGGCGACCTGTTTAGTAATTATGAGGATATGCTTTTGAAGCTATATAAGGAGGCGGAATATGAAAGTTACGTACTTGATAGAGAGAGAGTCGAAGATGGCACTAAGGAAGAAAATGTATTGTCCTAAGTGCGCCAGTCACTGCTACTGCGTGTGCCATCAGTTGCGGCCAGAGGAATTAGAATGTTGGTGGGTAGAATGTGAGAGTTGCGGCTGGGAATCCGCTGGCGCGCCCACTAGGGAAATTGCAATTGACAGATGGAAGCAAGGAGGCGAGTTTTGATGCCAATTAGTGGATGGATTGGATGCATTATTATTAGTATAGTGGCAATTGGCGCAGGCGCTGTATTATGGGTGGCTACTGAGAGACATATCTTGTCGGCGCTAGCAGCCGTAGTAGCAATTGCGCTAATATTCGGAATTGGATTCTGGTACTATAATAACACCGCAAGTGGCATTCGCGCAAAAACTGATGAGATTGCGGAATTACATAATGGTTTGAATAGGACGATTACAATATACACGGCCGATGGTACTGTCCTGAAACAGTATGAAGGTAAGATTGATATTGAGCAGGACCAGGGCTATGTGAAATTTGACTGGCAGGGTAAGCGCTATATTTACTATAACTGCTACGTGGAGACAATTGCGGACTTGGAGGGCAAATGAGATATATTGCAAAGCCAGTAGAAGTTGAAGCTATTCAATGGCGCGGAAATAATACACAAGAAGTACTTAACTTTTGCGGCTGTGGGGCATATCATACGCCGCGGTCTTGCTATATAGTAATATCCACGCTTGCGGGCGAACTACGTGTAATGCCCGGTAATTATATTGTTCGTGCTGTTGATAGTAATGAATACTACGTATATCGGGCACAACAATTTCAAAGAATGTATGAGGAGAACGAGAATGGAAATTAATACTGAAATCAACAAGGTATTCGGGCAGGAAATGGCAAAGCTATTCTGCCAATCAATGGATGAAGAAGAACTAAAGCAAAAGGCGCAGAATATTTGGCGCGAAATCACAAAGAAAGATTGCAGCTGGGGCAGTAGGGGAGATTCGGAACTGGAGAAGTATATTAAGAATGAGTTTATGCGCGAAGTTCTAGATGAGGTAAAGAAAATATTGGCCGAGCCGCAGAATATGGACGCAGTGAAAGCGCGAGCGCGCGAAATGGTTGAGGAATCTAGACGCATTGCGGAAAAAGCCATTATTGAATCAATGGCTACACATATGGTAGAGAATACACTATCCGTATACAATGCGCAATCGAAGTTTACCCAGGATGTAATGAACACATTGCATCTCAAGGAAGCAAACCAGTGGAGGTAATAGGATGAAGGAAATAGCGGTAAATCTAGATGCAATGGGCCTGGCACCACATTATGAATATCACGTTAAGGTAAAGACATATAAGGACTTTATCGAGCTTAAAGTGAAAGACGGCCCAATCTACTTCTATACAAGTATGGCCGCAATGCTAAAGGAATGGGAGTTTAAAGAAAAGTGATAGTAGCAATATGTATTGCGTTTGCAATCGTGGTGGGACTGGGCGGCCTCTATGTAACAATGGAGGTCAAGTCTTCGCGCGCGGAGACTGTATGTTTTGTAATTACGTTACTATGTATTGCGGGCGGCATTTGGTTCTTTACACACCTAGCGCCCGCCCCATCGGTTATTAATATTGGGAATCCCGATACTAGTGTGGTAATTACAGTTACTGAAGGACAAGTAGTGGTGCGGCCGCAAGGAGAGTAATATAAAATGAAAGTATATATACTAACACAAGGTGAATATTCTGATTATCATATTGTCGGAGTCTACAGTACAAAAGAAAAGGCGCAAGAATTGTGCGATGCAATGCGCTCAAGCGGCACACTTTGGGATGAGCCGCAAGTTGAAGAGTATGAAATGGATGAACTTACTCCTACTATGGGATACATACATATTGGGTATACGCCAGAACATAATAGTGTTCATTCATACGGATTTACGTTCGCGCATATCTCTGATTCAATCTTCCCTTATGCTAAGCCGCCAGAGTTCATGTGCACCTTACCATACTCGCCGCGCCTATCTGACCCCAAAGTATTACTAAAGGCGGCGCAAGACCGCTATATGCAATGGAAAGCGGAACAGGAGTTGTTTTAATATGAACAAAACAAATTGCCCAAATTGCGGCGCCGCACTACCCCAGTTTGGCGGAAAGTGTGAGTTTTGCGGCACCCGCGTAGTTGATTTAACTATGCTTGACTTTGATGCGGCCGAGCCTACTATGTTTCTATTGCGGCTTCCTAAAAATATAACTGGGGAGGATGGCCGCCGCGTTCTTATTAGTATGTGGGCGCATCCGGAACTTGAGTCAATAACTATGGAGCCAGAAACGACATATTGCTATGGTAGAAACGGAGTAGTACTTACATCCTTTACTACTGAGCCACAAGTCGCGTTTGAAATGTCTTTGCATCCGTGCGCCGACCCGCGTGATAAGAGTATGTTTAAGATTGAGACATTGACTTTTGATTAAAATTGTGATATAATATGGATAGACGGGAGAGGTCTATCCTTTTTCTGTATTTTTTCTAAACTTTTTTTCTAATAAAAAGGAGAAAAGTAATAAAATCAAAAGTAAGGTTATCTCTTACTATATGGAGGTGGTAAAATGATTGAAGTAAAGAAACTTCAAATGCTATTTGATTTTGGTATTCCTATACAGATATTGGCGCGCGAATGCCGATGCTCGCCTTCTAGCATAAGAAATTACATAGCAGGAACGGCGCTTCCATCTGGTAGCAAGCAAATAGCAATTAAAGATGGATTAAATCATATTCTAAACAGCTTAGAAATAATTATTAAGGAGTGAATTAGCGTGGACGAGCATAATTATTACAAAGTGTTTACTTGGAAATTGGCAAATAAACTTAGCGATTTAGGTTTCCGGCCCGTAGGTCAACGTCTAAATTATAAAGACCCAACAAGGAAAGTAATCCTCTTTGAAGATACACCTGAGTTGCGAGCGGCTATTGAAAAGCTTACAAAGAAGGTGTAAGCAAGGAGGAGCATTATTATGGCATTGCAAGGCATTGGAAAATCCGCACCATTGCTCGCTATTGAAGGCGATAAATGGGATAATCGCGGAACATATAACAAAACAGATAGACAAAATGGTTGCTACTTTTATCAGCAACCACAAGAAATTATGAATTATATTATGAATGAACTTACAGGGCAACAAGGTAATATGTTAAAGTTAATGCTATTACTCATTAGTACTGATGTTGGATATGGGGTATCTCAACAATGGGTAATAAATTGCACCGGAATGCAGAAGGATAAATATTATGATGCCCGCGCAATATTAACAGAAATTAATTGGCTCTTATATGAAGAACAGCCAAAAGGCCCAGCTCTATTAGGAGTTAATTATGATTACCTTTGGGCTCAAATACATCTCGCGCCTGAATTGCGCGAAAATACACAAGTAAAAATTAAAAATGCTAAATTAAAATTAAAAATAAAATAAAGGTGGCGCTTCAATACCTTTTAAACTTTCTAAAAGGTGGCACTCCGCCCACTTAAAGGTGGCGCTCCGGGAGAAAAGGTGGCACTTCATCCTTTAAAAGGTGGCGTTCCGCCTACTATAATAGATAATAATAGATAATAATAATAATAAAAAATTAATAGAGTTTTGCGCCTACGGCGCGAGGAGGAACACAATGGAATGGAACACAAATTTATTGGCAGAAGACGATGATTATGGCATTTACGCAATTAAATGTAAATCTTAGTTTCTTTATATAGGGATGTATAAATATGAGTGGGAAAGAGAAAAAGAAATAATTGAAAATTATATTACTTTCCCAGAGGGGACTTCCATCCGCGCTTTTCATAAATTAACTCCAGACGAACGCCTGAATAGTGAAGTAGTTTTACTATTCTCTACAGAAAATATGCGCTTATTGCATTTAAATGAACAAGTCTTACACTATAATACTTTAATTTGGATTAAATAGGCACTAATTTCTCTATACACTCCTAAATATAATAATTCCACTCTGCTTTTTAATGAGGCACATATACCCTTTAATTACGCAGATAATCAAGAAAGTCGTGGTTCGCGCGCGGTTGCAAAATGGCTAAAGCAACACGGGGTTCCCTTTGTACGAGAATATCAATATAGCGATTTAAAAGGGGATTATAAAAATCTACGTTTTGATTTTAAAGTTCAAGATAAACCTATAGTGATTGAATTTCAAGGCGAACAACATTATAGAGATATAGAAGTCTTTCCTGATTCTGCAACAACAAGACGATATGATTTACTTAAACGAGAATACTGCGGCGAAAAAGGAATTTTATTAATAGAAATTCCTTATAATTATAAAAATTTAGATATGTATTTAAATTAGATTATGTATATACCATTTGATAATTTAATATAATGCGGCGCGTGCCCCTCTGGCGAGGGGCCGCCGCGAAGGAGTATAATATGTATAAATCATCAGATGCATCCGCTACTTTAATTATGATTGGTATTCTAATAGTAATCCTTCTCTTCCTAACTGTCGTACGAAGTTGTAGCTCTTCAACCGCGTACAACAACGGAATCTGTCCCGTTTGCGGCGGCAACTTTGTCTTTAAAGAAACAGTAGGCCACCGCTACTCTACTAATTATATCTACATATGTGACAAATGCGGCTTTCTAATTGAGAGCGGAACTTATTTTGGTTCGGGCGCGAAAGGAGGAACCTAAATCGTGATAATAATAATAATTTTTTGGACTGTTCTTACTTTTTTTCTAGTCTGGCTACCTATGTATGTGGATATGGAATATAAAAACGATATAATATGGGTATCTAAAAACTATGAACTAAATAGGTTCTTCACCTACTTCCTGCCGCCGCACGCTATTATGTATGAAAACTGCTGCGAGCGCATTAATGGTGATGGCCTTATGTGCCTATTGCTTCTCATTACTTTTCTAACTCTCCCAACTACTCTAATAATGAGCCTAATTGGCGCAATCGTATCCTTACTTCGCTTTCTATGGAAACTCTTCTGTAAATCTTTTGCGCGCGAATAAAAGAAATTGATATTACAGAAATAAAATAATAAAATAATTCAAAGTCATACCACCTATTGGTATGAACAAAACGGAGGTAATGTAAATGGAAAATAAATTTTTTCTCCATCGCATTCGTAAAGAAGGCGATACATATAATAAAGGTATCGAGGTACACGATAGCCTTGATGCCGCAATTCAGTCCTTTCACAGCGTAATGAAAACCGCATATAACAACCCAGCTAACCCCAACGTAACCTACGTGTCCTGTATGGTTACAGATGGCGAAGACAAAGTAGTAGATAACTATAGCGAGACTTGGGCGCGCGAACCCGTACCCGAATTCTTCCTTCATTACATTCGCCGCGATGGCGAAACCTACACTAAAGGTATAGATGTTTTCCAAACCTATGCCGCCGCCTGCCGCAGCTTCCACTCTCAGATGGAGTACGGCTACGGCAACTCCAAATTCCCCAATGTAGGTTTTGTTGCGGCAAAAATTACCGGTGCTAGTGGTAAGGAACATAAAAGTGAAGCTTGGGCGCAAGGGGCGTGATTAAATGCATATTATTTCTAAACGAGGTAACTAGGATAATGTAATAACATATGAGCATATATGCGATACGCAAGCAGATATGGCGTCCATTGAGAGGCAATATATTACGCTTGGCTCCGTTTGTATAGTCCTATAGGGACAGGGCGGCGCAATGGAAGTATATATGGCGGATTCTAGTAAAGAATGGCATAGTATTATTGTAAATGCGGGCGCCGATTCTTCTGCCGCTGGCGGCCTATCTATTCATATATGTTCTGCGGCAGAAGTATCAAATGGAAAACCTAATATTGAGTTTCCTTTAGCTACTGTGCTTTATTTAGTACCAACCTCTGGAGATAGCGATAATCTATATGATGAGTATATTTATGTAAATGATGCGTGGGAGCGCTTTGGCAGCGGCCAAGTTAGCTCTAATGCGCTTACGTATGGAAGTACTGTTAAGAGCGCGAATTTGTTAGTGGATGATGGAATTATAACCACTGAAATGGAGCGGCCGGGCGCGATTACGTTAATAACTAACGAAGATTTGGATACAATAATGAACATTAAATTAACAAACTCTAATTAGATTCCAATTACACATTATAAAATAGAAGAACTGGAAATAGGGTCAAGTATTATATTTTCAGATCTAGTAAATGATACCTATACTTTAACATGGGATTATTATTTAACAGAAAATGATAATACAACTTTTTATATTTATGATATTAATGGACAAGAATTAGCTAGAGAAGTAACAAGTTTTAATATAGAAATTAATGACACTTCAGTAATTTATGTATTATCTTTGGATGAAATAGGAGGGAAATAAATATGTCTGGAAACATAGATGATAAAGCTTCACAAAAAATAGAACCAATCATACCAGAGCTTCCATCAGCTTATATTCCACAAGAAAAAACCGTGCTAACTGATTTTTGTGTTATAATGTTTGTATATTATTTACCTTCTAAAGAAGGAAAAACAATTGATGAAGGAACATCAGCGCTTCTATAGTTAGCTCACCCGAGTATAGATACTTCACTATTTGCTTTAACTTACAATTCGCAAAATGACTCCAAGTATGGTTATCATCAATCAATCTCTAATGATGGTTCATACTATTTAATACCTTTAGAAGAAAATCAAGAATTAGATTTTTTTGTACTTTTTGGATTCGATCAAGGAAGCGCTATATAGATATGTTCCCGTGATGATTTTTTTTATGGTAGTAGTGAACAGATTGTAACAAATTCTCCCTATACTTTTCATTACATTTTATGTAATATTGCATCTTTAGACGATTATAGTAACTTTACTATAACAGATACATATCTTGATATAACTAATTTACCTATTCCAGACATAAGTGATTATCCAGTTACTACTATACCAGTATCTAAAAATACAATTGTCATCGCAAATGATACTAATTAGTCATATGTTTATACAGATAACGGTTGGCAATTATTTGCAAATAATGCAGAAAATATTACAGATGAAGAAACTGAACTTTTTATTCGCGGGTTAATTTATCATGAAAATATTGAAGATGATTCATCTGGTTCTGATGATGGATCAGGAGGTCAAGAGAAATAATGGCGCGAGGTGAGTTATAATGGCATAGGTTCCAGGTTCAATAAATAAAACAATACCATCTATTTTGTCTAATAAATTAATTACTACAGATGCGTTATGGAATATTCTATCTGAAATGACAACAGAAATTTATAATAATATACCGCAACCAGAAACTGTAGATATATCTGGGAAGGCGGACAAACATAACACATTACTTACAGGATATTTAAAATTAGATAGTACTAATGATAATCCTCTTTCCAACACTGTGGCTATTGGTATTAATAATCAAATTTATACTGCACCTTCAGTCGCAATTGGTGCACAAAATAAAAATCGATCAGATTGTTCTTTAACAGTTGGGAATGGTAATAAAGTAACAAGTTCAAATTCTGTAGGAATAGGATATTTCAATTGCGCTTTTGGAGAAAATAGTTTTTCTTCAGGTAGGAATACTATAGCTTTTGGAGCCGCTAGTCATGCCGAAGGCTAGGGTGTATCTTCAGTTTCAGTTGGAAAATTGAGTACAAAATCTAGTGCTAATAAAACGATTGTTTAGCTTACTTCCAAGACATCTGATTATTATTCTTATATAGAGCCCGGTTATGCATTAACGAATTCATCTGGAGAAATCTATATAGTAATTGAATGCTCTCAAGAAAATGAAGAAATTCGATTAAATAAAGATTTTACAAGTTCTACGGATGATACCTGGACCCTAGTATATGGAGTAGCGTATGGAGCTTCTTCACATGTAGAAGGGTATGATTCTGTTGCTTCTGGTGATTCTAGTCATGCGGAAGGATTCCAAACTTTTGCTTAGAATTCAGGAAGTCATTCTGAAGGATCAAATTCAAGAGCAACAGGACACGCAGCACATGCAGAGGGCGGCAGTACTATAGCTTCGAATGGATATTCTCATGCTGAAGGCCATAAGTCCCAAGCAACTGGCGAAGATTCTCATGCCGAAGGATATTAGACATTAGCGTCTAGTAGCCATGCTCATGCGGAAGGAAACAATACACAAGCAACTGCCTCAGGGGCCCATGCAGAAGGAGAATCGACTACAGCATCTGGGGATAATTCTCATGCTGAAGGGTACTTAACTAAAGCAACAGGCAAGTATAGCCATGCAGAAGGCGAGCGTTCAGAAGCTTCTGGTGTAGGGACACATGCAGAAGGGCATCTTTGTAAGGCACCAGGTCACTATTCTCATGCTGAAGGATTTTACACGGAGGTTCGAGGAGAAAGTGCTCATGTAGAAGGATGGAATACGATTGCAACTGGCGCGTATTCTCATGTAATTGGAACTTATAATATAGAAGATTCATATGAAAATTGGCCTAGTTGGAATATGAATACCTCATACAAGATAGGAGATAAAATAAAAATAACACAAAACAATTCTCTAGTAGGATATAAATGTGTTAAAGATAATAATGATAGTGTTTTTGATGAAAAAAACTGGCGGCTAGAACCTAAACAAAACTGGGTAGAAATTGTTGGTAATGGAAATACAAATCGAAGCCGCTCCAACGCCCGCACTCTCGACTGGGATGGTAACGAATGGCTTGCAGGCAATATAACAGTAAATGGCGGCTCCCTTACTCTCCATGACCAAGACGGAGATGTTACAATTACTGCCGCACAACTACGATCCTTATTAGCAACTCTACAATAATTCCAATGGGCGCGAAAGCGCCCACCTTTTTTATTTGACTTTTTTCCAAATTTCTGCTATAATATAAAAAAAGAGAAAGGGGAATTAGTATGGATAAAACTTCGTTGGGCGACCGTATGAAGGCATATGAGAATGTAGAAAGAAAGTACCTGACGCGGCGCCTCCCATTGATAGTGAGAATCGACGGCTGCCATTTCCATAGCTTCACACATAACTTCGACAAACCATTCGACACCTCCCTTATGTTCTGTATGCAGAGGACTGCTTACTTCCTTTGCCGCAATATTATGGGCGCGAAGCTTGCTTACACTCAGTCCGACGAAATCAGTTTACTTCTGACGGATGACGACACCATTGATACTGAAGCGTGGTTTGGCAAGAACTTGCAGAAAATCGTAAGCGTTTCCGCCGCAATGGCAACCAACTTCTTTAATGCGGCGGTCTGTTATGAAGTAAATAATAGGCTCGCCTCTGAGGGTCTTGCAGACGCTTACTATGATGAGAAACTCGCTATCTTCGATGCTCGCGCCTTCACACTGCCACACGATGAGGTACTGAATTACTTCGTCTGGCGCCAGCAGGACTGCACGCGCAACTCCATACAGATGGTTGGGTGCGCGAACTTCTCGCAGAAGGAACTGCACGGCAAGTCCTGTAATGCAATTCAGGATATGCTTATGACCCAGAAGGGTATTAACTGGAATGACTTTACGACCTCCGAAAAGCGTGGTACTTGTGTCATTAAAAAGGACCGCCCAGTTCTCACGCCAGACGGCGAACTAAAAATGCGGGGTGAATGGGGCTTTGATTTCGATATTCCTATTTTCAATCGGTCTCCTGAGTATATTAATAACCTAGTCTATCACAGAGGGTAAAGAAATGTTTGGGCGCAAAAAGAAACAAGAACAGGAACGGGCGCAGGCCCACGAGGAACTGATAAAAGAACTTCTAAAGCCGCCGTGCCAGCGCGCTGGCGGCAGTCATAAGTGGCGCGACTTCCCCGCCTATATTGAATATGACGGTTACTCTGTATCTGTATACGAGCCCTACGTCTGTATCTATTGCGGCCAGCGCAAGAATGTAAGGTTGGAGCATATAGTATGGAAGGGCGGAGTTAAGCCAAAGGAGCGCCAAGAAGAAATAAAGCGTATGGAAGAGCAGTACAAAGACCTCATCAAGCCAAACGCTATTGTAGAAGATATGGTCAACGATGCTATTATGGTTGACCGCGAAACCCTAAAGTATTGGGACCAGATACACAATATTGGAGAACAGAAAAAAGAAACCGAGGAAGAGCGCCTTGAGCGCTATGCTAAAGAACTATTTGGAAACCCAGAACAATACGAACCATAAGGAGAAAAGAAAAATGCCTAAGACTTTGGAAGAACTCGCAACTATGCTCTCAAAGCGCGATGGTGCCAGCTTTGAGGAAGAAATGGCGGCCATCCGTGATGCAGCCGCAGAGATGGAATTTGCTTTTATGAATGGTAGCCTCACGCAGGCAGAAGATATTCTGCGCGAAGACCTTGGTTTGGAACCCGATTATTTGGACCTATTTATTTTCTAAGGGAGATGGTAATATGGAACTTACTGCACAAATGGCATATGAATATGCACTGCGCAAGCCCGTGCGCGATGCCGCGAATGAACTTGATTTGATAAAAATGAACATTCGTACGAAAGCAAGAAAAGGAGAATTTTATTTAAGAGAAAAGTATATATGTCCTCTTAATCTTGATTACCTAAAGTTGCGCGGATTCAGTATAGAGCAAGAAGATAATGGCGACTATATAGTTGGTTGGGAGCATCCAAGTGACCAAATTTATCATTGACGAGTACGATAAGTACTCACCTTCTGATAAAGCGGCCGCCCGCTTCATTTTCCGTGACCGCTATAATTCGCAATGGGCAATTAAAGAATATGAATATAAAGATGGATAGCTGGCGCGGCCGCTATCCGTCTATGAGAATGATAATATGAACCAGCATTTTATGCTATTTGACTCTTATGATGAAGCATACGAGGCTGTAATGACACAGCGGGCGCATGACCATAGGAGACTCGTATAACTATAGGAGAATAAATATGGACGAAAATAGATATGAACTTTGGTACGATAATTTTGGGGATGGAAAAATTGTAGAACGTATTGCGGCAGACCTAGATTTAGAAACAGCGTGCCTACTTATAAAAGCGGTTATGGAAAAATACTTCGCCGATACGCAATTCTCCCTAATCCTCAAGCACGCGGAGGCCAAGAATGAGTAATTATGTATGTCCTTACTGCGGCGAAAGTGACTACTATGAGCAATACTCAACCTCTACTTGTATATATAGTCCGCCGCATTATAGGAATGGAATATTAGTAGAGGATAATCCTAACTATTGTACTACTTACTGCCAATGCGCGGTGTGCGGCCAAGTCTTCGTTGCTACTACACATCAGGGTGATGTTACATATGGCCCAATTTCTGATTCACCAGAAGTGACTTTAAATATGGTGTCTAAGAAAGTAGATGTACTTCTTAGCGCATTAAAGGGGCAGCCGCAATGATTAGATATCTAGAAAGTAAAAATCTTATTAATAAATATGCATTCGTGGTAGAGCCAACAGAGAAGGAAAAGCGCGAACTTGTAGAAAAAGGGTATACTTTCTATAGTCGTGCCGTAATTCAGACTAAGGATAGTCTCGACTATGGGAAGATAGAAGAAATCTGGATTAAATAATTGACTTTTAGTTAAAATTATATTATAATATAGTTGTAAGAAAGGAGAGGAAGAATGCGGAAGATTAGATGGTGGTGCGATACTGGTTTTGCTGGCGATGTACACGAAGGCGAGGTAGAATTATCTGATGATTATACTGATGAAGAAATCAGTGATTATGTTTACGAGGAAGTACTGAACTATATTACTTGGGGTTGGAACGAAGTAAATGATGAAGATGAAGGAGAATGAAAATGAACGGAATTAAGATGTCTGATTGTCGGTTTTATGTCAACGAAGAAGAGCGCACGGTTATCTGCGTACTTCCTAATACTCGGCTTAATTTTATAAGCTATATGTATAATAGATTTATGTATCATAGAAACGTTCGTTTTAAGGTAGACGAGCGCGAACTAGAGCTTCCAAAGCAGTTTATGGGCAAGGCCGTCTGTTCCAAGGAAGATGAATGGAGTGAGGAGACGGGCCGTATGATTGCCTTTGCTCGCGCTAAGAATAAGTTCTATAAGAGCTTCTTCAAGCGCGCAAACTTCCTAGTAAACTCCATTGATAAAGAACTAACCTATATGGTAGATACTTTTAATAAGTACGGCGAGGTACTCAATCAGAAGGATTCAGACCTCACGGCTGCGATTGAAGCGCGGCTTGCGAAATAAAAAATAGGGCGAGGCTTATAGCCTCGCCATTATTTTATTTATTATGGAGCGTATTCGCGCGAATACTGCCTTTCTATTCCAGGTTAGTTTAGTTCCTGGATAATAATATTCTAGTATTTCCTTATATGTCTTACCCCATTTCGCCATATTAATGGCGCCCATTTGACTCATACCAACACCGTGTCCTTGCTTTGTTTCTTTATCCCAAGTATCAGTCTTCGCCTATAGGTATGGAGTGTCGGTGCCCCATACCTCCAATCCAGACCTAATGCGGCCGCCATTGGAGTGACAGTAAACTGCCGAAATAGGCTTACCATTATACTCTAAAATCTATCCGACCGTAGCTTCCGCCGCCATACGGCAAACCTTATAGTTAATGCGGTTGGCCCTGTAAGCCTATGCTACGCTCGCACTATCGGATATTACTTTGCCATCTAATACTCCACGAGAAATGGCATACGTCCTTGCGGCAATAGCTTGCGCCTTGCACGCCTCCAGCTTGGCATTGCCAATTTCTCCTGCTACTACGCATGTAACATAGTCTTCTAAGTCTACTTCCACTATCGTATCTTTGTTGCATCCGTAGTATTTCATATTTTCTTGCGTGGTGATTTTAACTTTCATTTTCTCACCTCCTATACTTTTTAGTATTAACACTACCATTTGACTTTTATAATTTTTTATGTTATAATAAAAATGTTAGGAGGGATAAGATGAACTACCAGCACTACTTGGATATTGCGGCGGAATGTGCCGAATTTTCTACCTATACTGGGCCGAATCCGGTACAACTCGGATGCATTGCGGTGTACCACGGTACTATTCTGGCGAAAGGCAGCAATAGTGATAAGACCCATACGCGCCAGGCAAAGTATAACTACTTGCGCTATAGCGCGCAAACGGCGCATTACTATCCAGCTAAGGGTCATGCAGAGATAAACGTATTGGCTCGCATCAAGTATCTGGACATTGACTTCTCCAAGGTTACTCTCTTTATCTACCGCAAGCATAAGGATGGAACTCCCGCGCTTGCACGCCCGTGCGTATCGTGTGAGAAAGCAATCCGCGACCTGCGAATTGGGCGGGTAGTTTACTCCACTGATGATGGCTATGCGATTGAAAAATTTGTTTATAGCAAAGAATAAAATAATAAAAACAGTTATAGCCTTTTCCTCATTATTATGAGGAAAAATGTTTTGAGACGCATTTAATGCGTCTCTATTTTTAATTTGAGAAAAAGGAGGTAAATGGAATGGCGTATGAAAAATAGACCTGGACTGCCGGTGATGCGATAACCAAGTAGCGCATGGACCATATTGAAGATGGTATTTATGATGCTTCATTAGGCGAAGATAAAGTTAATAAATCGGCTGTCGCAAACAGGCTAGATGTGAATACAGAAGGTTATGTTTTAGATGCACGTCAAGGATAGGTTCTTAGCGGCCGCATTGCTGATGCTTTAACTGCAGCACAGCAGGCACAAGGTATGGCTAGTGCTGCACAACAAGGTAACCAAGCAGGTACGGACGCAAAGACGCAGATAGTTGCGGCTACTACAGGTGCAACTCCAAATTATGAATCATTAGCAGCAAGATTCGATGCAATAGATAAAACCTTTGGTATTAAAATTGTAGAAGGAGAACCTGTTTCAATTTATGGACCATCTCGCAGTGTGGCTTCTGTTGTAGAATTGATTAATAGTAATGCAGAAACTATTTTACGAGAAGTAGAAAATGCTAGAACAAACAACACGACTCATAATACATACGAGTCTTTAAGTGCACATCTAGATACTATTAATAGTAGTATTGCTACCTTAAGAGGCAATGTAGCGGATATTAATGCCGCAGCCGGAACTGGGCATACACTTGTTGAGCGTATTAATCAGTTACAATTACTTCAAGACGAAGTAGACGCAGCACATCGTGAAGTAGCAGAAGGTGCTCCAGCAGACACATTAGTTGCACGCTTTACTGCAATAGAACAAGCGGCTTCTGATTTAGCAGCTACTGTATCTGCATTAGACACTGCAGTAGTTAAAAAGGTAGATGTTAAAGATAATTTTACGTCTAACGATACTAACTTACCCTTAAGTGCGCTTAAAGGTAAAGAATTGCGGCAGATGATTGGTGGTAACTTTGATGCCACTAATACTGTAGCTAAAGCAATCATTGATGCACAGAATACCGCGCAAACAAATGCCATCGACCACGCTGATGATAATAAGGTAGATAAGACTAATATCTACAACGATTTAGACTATGTGCCAGCGCAAGATGCAACTGATGATAAGGTATTAGATGCGCGCCAAGGTAAGGCTTTAAAAGACTTAATTGATAGTATGGATACTGCTTACAAGGCAGCAGATACTGCATTAGATGGGCGCGTTTCTGATGTTGAAGACGCTATTGATACTTTAAATGGTGATGCTTCTACTGAAGGCTCGGTATTAAATACTGTTAATACTCAAATTGCAGCCGTAGTTGCAGAAGCACCTGAAGCATTTGATACATTAAAGGAAATTGCAGATTGGATTGATGACCATGGCGCGGATGCACTTGAAATGCAGCAAGACATTAGTGATAATGCTGATGCTATTACGGCCTTACAAAACACAGTAGGAGATGAAAACTCTGGTCTTGTTGCAACTGCTAATGCAGCGTTGTCTAAGGCTAATGCGGCCGCAGTTAAGACGGAAGTTGATAGTTCTTTAAGCGGATTAAATACTCGTTTAAATGCTATTGATGGCGGCGAAGCACTAACTGGTGCGAAGACATTAGCAACTCGTGTTAGCGAAGCAGAAAGTGCAATTACTAATCTACAAAGAGAACCCAAATCTGCGACTGAGGTTATTAGCGTAGAAGATTTTGAAGCCTTAGAGGCAAATGAAGCCAATAGCAATAAGGATTACTTAGTTGGTCCCGATAGTGATAATCTATATAAGTATTATCACATTATCGAAACCTCAGATAATGTTTATACAAAAGTGTTAATTAGTGGCGGCGGAAGTGGTTCTGGCAATACTACTGGTTTAGACCTTTCTGCGGCTGAATTTGACGCTTTAACTTTAGACGATGTAAGCGAAAATACCGACTACTATGTTACTCGCGATGATGGAGTACATCACTATCGTTATGTATCAATAGAAGATGCAGAAAGTGGTGAGTCTGTCTTAACTAAAGTTGAAATCGGTCAATTTGTTGATATAAATAAAATTAAACGTTATAATATAGCAACTGCCGCAGGTACTCAGGTCGATGAGAATGGGAATTAGGAAGCAGTTACTTATTTAAATTTCTATCAATACGACTATAATGAAGACAATACCCAAATTGATACTTCAAAAACACCCTTTAAGCAAATTGTTCTTCCACAAGGTGGCGGAACCTCCTCTGCTTAGGTAAATAAGTTAATTCGTTTTGGTGATTAGACTGTACAGAAAATAGTAGGCTCTTAGATATTATTACGCGGCTTCTATTCTTCTTGGGATGCTGATGGAATACAAAGTACTGCAGGTACCGCGACATTACGTACTGGTAATACAGTAATTCAATCTAATTATACATTAGCTAGCGGCGCAAAGGATGCTGTTTTAGGTAATTGGACTATTGTTGATAATCCAGCATTTGAAAATAATGTTCCAGTTATTAATAATCCAGATACTAATAAAGTTTATATTATTAATCAAGATAATACTTATAGTACTTGGACCTATGATGGTAGCGCTTGGAATAGTAGTGAAGGTGCGCCTACTGGTTTCTATGTATTCGATGTTACAGATTATTGTTCTGTTGGTACTACTCAGTTTAATTTAAGTGTACAAGTCAATAATGATACATTAGGTACTAGTTGGACTGTAAATATTATTGATTTACATCTAGAATCCGATGCACCCGAAGTATTACTTATTAATGCGGCCGAAGCTTATAATTTTCCATATACTGCTTTTGGCGCACTTACTAAGACCTTACATGTAATTATAGATGATGATACAGAGCATAAAATAACACAATCATTGTCTTCTGTTACTTCTGGGCGCGCGGCCTATGTTGCTATTCCTGCACAAGCTCACGGCGCGCATAAAATTGAAATGTATTTAACCGCAACGGTGGGCGGAAGTATTTAGACAACTGATAGTATTATTCGTGAGTATATCTGGTATGATGTTAATAATACTGATGAACCTTTAATTTTAGCCTCTCCTAAAAATGGATAGACAATTACCGCTCAGCAGTATGCTACTATAGAGATTCCTTATTAGGTATATAAGAAGGGTACAAATAGTATAGTAGTTGATTATTATGCTGATGATACTTTATTTGGTTCTGTTACATTAAACGATACTAACACTGGAACATTATCTTACCTTGCATCAGATACTGGCGCACATACATTAAAAATTATGGTAGATAACGATTCTGAAACAGCGTTAATAATCAATTTAAATATTACAGAACTAGATATCAATATTGCTCCTGTTGCGGGCGCGATTATTGATTTCGATCCAACTATGCTAACAAATAGTTCTACTAATCGTTTACCAAGTTGGACAGTTGGCGCAAATACCTATTCTTTAACCGCATCAGATAACTTTAACTGGTCTGAAGATACTAGTGGCGGTGGATATAAAGTTGATACTGACGGCAAAGCTTTTGTAATTAAGGCTGGCTCATATGTAGATTTAAATTACCCAATGTTCGCGCGAAAGGATAATAACAATATTCTCACCACTGGTGCAGAAATGAAAATTATCTTTAAGGTTGGCGCTGTTCGTGACGTTAATGCTGTATGGTATCAAAACGTAGGTATTCTAACAGAGAAAACAGTGGGTATTCAACTTGGCGCACATTCTGGTTGGTTAAAGACTGATAAAGCTACTGATACAACTACCGCTACCACGAATAGTGAATATCCAAAATGGGTATCTGGAACCACATATGCATTAAATGATATTACTATTTATAAAGATACAATTTATAAATGTATTAAACTTTGTGAAGATCATACTGGTGTTGTTCCAGGTACAACCGCAGGTGATACTTATTGGAAAGTATTAACTGGCGATAATATTCCAGCAGATACGAGTGAAATAAAAGCTTGGGCTACTGGTACTGAGTATGCAAAAGATACTATTGTAAGCTATAATGCCGCATATTATAAATGCGCGAAAGCTATTATAAATGAAATCACAACTAATCCAAAGACTGCTTCTGATAACTGGTTATCAATGGGTAAGATTGAAACCGAGATTTTAGCAACTAACTCTTATCTATATATGCCTTATTCTGAAGAGGATAAGATTGAACTAGACATTAATATTAATAAATATAATGCTAATATAGATACAAACTTTATAATGTCTTATGAAGATGGCGTTCCTAGTAAAGCATATGCTTATGAATATGGCGCAGCAGGCGATGGATTATATCATAACAATACAATTCGTATTGGTTCTAATGATTGCGATGTTTATATTTATCGCTTACGTATTTATGATAAGTCTTTAACTACTGCTGATATTCTACAGAACTTTATTGCTGATGGTAATGGCATTTCTGAAAAGGTAGAGCGCTATAATCGTAACTGTATATATTGGGATAGCACACAAGAAAAGTACTTTACTTCTCCATCTGCTACAGCTGTGTTAGACCCAATTAAGCTAGCTGAAGTAATGCCAGATGTTAAGGTATTAATGTTAGACACACCCGTATTTACAGTAGGTAAAAAGAATTTTGTACAAGGCAGTTCTTTACGTTGTATTCACGCGGATGGTGGTAACGTTTATAAGTCTCGTGGAGACGCTGATAACTGGCTATTTACAAATGGTTTCCACAGCGGCCAAGGTACTACTTCTGATAACTACGGACAAAGTGCTCGTAATGTTGACTTCTTATTTGAAGTTGATGGTGTAAATTATCCAACCAAGAAGAAGAACATGGGTACTTACAAGCCAAGCTCAGATTATGTATCTAAAGTTTATATTGGTAAAAATGCTTCTAGTTGGAATGGAACAACATGGGAGCCCGCGCGCGAACCCACTGATAATGAAGTATGTGATAATTGGAAAGGAGATAAATGTAAAGTTAGTTTAACTGAATCTTCTGTTCCAAATAACTACTTCAACTTAAAGGTTAACGTTGCTTCTTCTGAAAACGTTAATAACGCGCTATTCCAGAAGCGCTATGATGACTTCCTAGTATATGATGCTCCTGCGCAAACTGCTCAAATTGCTAAACACCGTGCAGCGTATTCTGCTTTAGGATTAAATCCCAATAAGATTAAAGTAAAGAATAGTATGGAGTTTGTACCAGCGGTTCTATTTGTGCGTGAAAATGAACCTGATTTAACTAAGCATACTGAATTTACCGATACCAATTGGCACTTCTATGCTTTAGGTAATATCGGCGACTCCAAGAAAACAGACTATACTCGCGCATATGACCCAGATGATATGAATGAATTTACTTGCGAGAACTCTGATAACAATACAAATAATGGTCAGTTCCAGTCTGGTGTATTTATGTATTAGAATGTTCGCGCGATTGAAACTCCATACGAAGCCTTTGATAGCGAAAAGACTTATAAAGCAAATGATATTGTTGTTAATAATGGTAATATTCAAATTTATGATGGTACGTCTTGGTCTAATGCTACATTAACTAATTGGACAGATAGCAAAACTCCATATTTCGCGCCATATACTGCTCCAAATACAATGCAATATTTATTCCCAGTTACTCCTAGTGAATGGAATGTACAAGTAAATGGTGAATACGTTAACTATAAACATTATACATTAGTTAATGAAGAATTTGACGGCGATCATTCATTTGAATTCCGTTATGCTTGCCGTGGAGATTATCGTGACGGTGATTTAATTAATGTGACTGAAGATCAAGATGATGATGCGCAGTTTGATTTAAACCATAACGTTGTATTAGCATTCTATGAATGGCTAGTAACCGCTACTGAAAAGCAATATGCCGCAGAAGCTCCACAGTGGTTCGTTAAGAGCGCTATGGAATTCTTCTATGCTTACACCCATTATTATACAATGATGGACAACCGCGCGAAGAATACATTCTGGCATTTCGCTAAGACTGGTACCTACATTGAAGTTAGCCGCCCTGTAAAAGAACTATTACATGTTTATGAAGAATCAACCGATGGCGGCAGTACTTGGGTTAAAGCTACTGGTACTGAAATTGATCCAGATAAGAAATATCGCACTCAATACGCATTTGACTTATGGGCTTACGATATGGATACAGCTTTAGGTATTGATAATAACGGCGCATTAGTATTCCCATATGGTAAAGAAGATGGTGATTATCGTACTGAAGGCGACCCCGCTTCCGGTTATGCATTTAACGGTGCAGGTTCGATTTTCTGGCGTAGACTTAAGAATACTTTCTCTGGTGATTTAGCTGATATTATGAATCAAGCAAAAGATTGTTTCAAGTCAGAAGATTTAATCAATGAGTTTGATACATATCAGAATTGCTATCCAGAAGAAATTTGGCGTCTAGATATTGAGCGCAAATATATTCGTACATTTACGGGAATCACTCAAGCTTTATCATACGATAATTCAGTAGCTGCTGGTAAGCAGAATCCACGTTTCTTAACTTCTATGATGCAAGGGCGTAAGAAGTATCAACGTCGTCAATGGATTCGTAACTAGGGTGTATATTTCAACAGTAAATATCGTTTAACTGACATTATTGATAATAGTAATACAATTGAATTTAACTGTACTACTCCCGCAGATATTGAAAATATTGCTGTAACTCCAAGTTATTATTTACAGTTAGTTCCTTATCAGGATATGTATTTAAATGTATAGGTAGGTAATGGAAATTATCAAGATAGTTATATTACCGCCGATGGTAGTAAGAATTTACGTGCAAAAGCGGGACAAACTTATACATTTGCATTAGGAATTAGTGGTAAATTATCAGTTCAGGAAACCCGTATTTATATTAATGGCGCAAATCATCTTTCTGCAATTGGCAACCTAGCACCAATGTATCCATATTCATTTGACTTACGTGCGTTAGCGCATATTAAGACTTTAAATATTGGTACTGATGTTAGTGAGTATACTAATACGAAGTTCACTGAACTAAAACTTCCTACCTTTATGCCACTATTAGAATCTTTAAATATTAAAAACTGCCATAGTGTTGCTGGTACAATTACTTTATCAACCGCAAATAATATCAGAACAGTAGAAGCTACAGGTACGGCAATTAGTGGTATCTCTTTACCAGATTATACCAATATTGAAACCTTACACATTCCATCTACTGTAACTGCATTGAACCTCTATGGCGCGAGATTTTTAACAGACTTTAAGGTATATAGTAGCGCTGGTGTAAATGATTATAGTACATTATATAAATTACATATTTATGATAGTGACTATTCATCTGAAGTAGATTGGATTGATATTGCATCCGCAATATTATCTAAACAAAGCTTACAGACTGAACTTTCATTATTGAAACTATCAACTGCAACGATTGGAGATATTTAGGAACTAGAGCCGTTCAATGAATTCAAATCTACTCTTGAAAATAATGGCGGCATCCTCGAACTCGGTGGCACGATTCATATTACTGGCGCTTGGTCTGAAATTGAGCGTGATAATTATATGTCAATTTGGCCGCAGTTGACCTTCGATACGTCAGCAGGAACTAAGCAAACAAAACATAAGGTTACATATAAATATGACGCCTATGAAGATAATGATGGTAATATTGTAAATGGTGATATTATTAAAGAGCTTTATGTAAATGATGGTGCGACTGCGCCGGATATTTATAGTAATGGAATACTCTCTGAGATGCCGCATCGTGACCCAACAGTACGAGTTTCATATGAATTCGGTAGTATTGATGCTCTTAGCGATACATATATTCCATATTCTGGATGGCAATTATCAGGTTCTACCACTTCTCTATATGAAGCAGGCGGTGCTCCTATTATTCGTCAGGATACAGTAATTGAAACTCACTTTGAAACTGTATCTAGAGCATATTATGTAAAATGGTTTATGAACGAAGATCCGGCTTCATTAGTAAAAACCAGCACGGCGCCAGTAGCCTATGGAGAAGGATACGATCTAGAAGCGCCAACAGTAGCCGAAATTCACGCGGCAGGGCAGACAACTTGCTCAGTTAATATTAATAATATCGGACAAGCTACTTATTCTATATTTAATGGATGGGAAAAACTGCCAACAAATATTACGCCATCAGCTAATGATGAAACATATAATATTTATGCAACCTATGATACTGGCACTGTAATAATAGATGATTTATTCAATGCTAATAATTTAGATAACTTAACTCCAGTACAATTGTTGGTATTATCAGCATTAGATTCTACTGGGAAATCAACTTATGGCATTGATAGTAAAATTGCTGTAGGTAAGAGAGTTACCTATACAATGGGTCAAGACAGTATTGCGACAGGAACTACATTAGTTAGTGGAAATCCATTACGCTTAGATGGTGCAATTGATGCTAGTTATGCTACAAATATCTAGCCCTTAAAAGCAGGTAATGATGCTTTTACATTAGCAATTGACTACTGCTTTAATCCCAATGCTACATATAGTAGTAATGCATCTTTCGCGACATTAGCTAGTGTATATTATGGTTCTACTACTGAAGGTATTCGTAATGGTTTAAGTTTATTCTATGGTTTGAATAGTTCTATATATGGATTACGAGTTGGTTGGGGAGATATGTATAGTCAAGCAGGTCAATCTAAAATAGTAGGAAATACTACTAATATGGGACAGCGTAATATAGTTGTATTACGTCATCCTAAAGGAAGCAATACACTTTATATTTATTCAGGATTAAATGGAAATATTAATACTCCTGAGAATGTTGAAGTCTAGACATTAGATTGGTCTAATTACAATTCCGATGCTTATTTAAACTTTGGGCGACTTACAAGCGGAACAACAGATAGCACTGATGATATTCCTAATACTGTTGTTAATGGTAAAGGAACTATTTTCTGGGCCAAATATTGGCCTGAAGATTTAGGCATAGGAGAATGTAAACGCTTAGCGGCATGGCCGCATGAAACTATTACATATGCTATTTCTCAATTAAAGAGTAGTAGTACTAGCACTACACGAGTTTCTTCTACTACGGCGGTATCACCTTCAATTTATTTATCTGCGTTAACTGCTTCTTCTCATATTAAAATTGCATAGGCTAAAGTATAGGGCATTACTAACTTTAGTGCAAGAGATTATTCAGTAGCAAGGACACTATGTAATAAACGTGTATTTGCAGGGTTGCCAACTAATATTTAGGCAATTATGTGTCAACCTAATATTTCTTATACACAAGTGAATTACTCGGCAGATCAAAATAGTGGTAATATATCTTATACATTAAACGAAAACAATTCGTTAATTGGAAAAGATTATGTATTCTAGTATAGCGCCGGTAACTTAACAAATAAGGTTTCGACTTATATCCAGCGCGAAGATGGAAATTTCCCATGGTTAAACAATAATGTTGTTGCATATACTTATTCCTCTTCTAGCGGATGGACTTAGAATTCTAATGATTCTAACTCTTATTATATGAATATTCGTACTCCATTTAAAGCATTAACTTGGAGCGGTTCAAATAAGATGCGTGTCTTTAGAGAGTACAATACTCAAATTCCGTCAAATGTACAAATTGCTAGTAGCATTGCTAATACTGGTGAAATTAGAAGTGGAGATATTTATATTGATACTTATAATCAAGCTTATATTTATGTATTAAATAGTGAAATATAGGCACTAGGTATATAGATTATGCCTACTACTGGGGACTATGCTAAATTTAATACAAGTAATCTTAGCAATACTAGCTTACGTGGCGGTTGGGTCCGCGCAGAAGACTATTGGACTCGTTCTGTAATTGCTGGTAGCAATGCTGAAAACTTTGCTTATGTTAATGAATATGGCGAAGTTGAAACAACAACGACTAATAGTGCTAACTCAGCTGGTCTAAATGTTATGTATACATTTGCAATCTAATATAATAGGAGGCAACAGCAATGTTGCCTCCTTTTTGGAGGTATTTAAATGAAATATTTTAAATTAATTAAAGATCAACAGATAGTTGGAGCAGCCAGTTCTAATGACTTTATTTACTATTCTCCTATAGTAGATTGTTATTTGCATACAACTGAAGAGTATGGTGAATACATTTCATTTTAGAACAAGCTATATAGAGATACTTGGATGTCTCCAACTAAGTTACCCGAGAACTATATTTCAGTTTAGGTAACAGAAATCACTGAAGAAGAATATAATATTTTCATGCAAGCAATTGAGCATAATGAAACTATTATTGAAGAAGATGATACTGAATGGCCGGATTACAATGAACAGCCATTAATACCAGATGATGGGGCCGTAGATTTCGTACGTCAATCTAAACTTTCCGAAATGTCCTACGCCTGCCGCCAGGCAATTGAATCTGGTATTGACTTACAAATCCAAGGTGAAAACCGTCACTTCTCTCTTACCACTCAAGACCAACTCAATCTAATGACTTTAAGCGCAACAGGTGAAGGCGCACCCTATCACGCAGATGGACAAGAATGCACTTTCTACTCTGCTGAAGAAATTCAATAGCTTATGGCCGCAGTAAACAAACACAAAACCTACCATACCACTTACTATAATTCTCTAAAGAATTACATCAACTCACTACAAACAATCGAAGAGATTGCCGCAATTACTTACGGTATTGAAATCCCAGATGAATACAAATCTGAAGTATTGAAGGTGATTGAATGAAACGTGTATTTAAAGATTTAATCTTATTTATAATCTTTGGCGCAATTTATTTTGGTCTTGAATGTATATGGAAAGGCGCGGCAACGCACTGGACAATGTTCGCAATGGGCGGTTTTATGGGCGTATTAATTGGCGGCATTAATGAAAAAATTGGATGGGATATGCCAGTTTTCCAGTAGTGCACAATTAGTATGGGCGTAGCTATTTTCTGTGAAGCCGCATTAGGAATAATATTAAACATCCTATTGCGCCTAGACATTTGGCAATATACAAAAATGGCATTCTTTTGGAACCAATGCAGCCTACCTTTCTGCGTTATTTGGTTTGTACTTGGAAGTGCCTGTATCTTCCTCGATGACTGGCTTCGTTGGAAGCTTTTTGGAGAAGAAAAACCTCATTATAAGTTAAGGTGATGTAAATGGCAAATAGAGTTGCCGCAGTAGCCTTATAGTACAGTAAATGGCTCAGCCGCTTTATATGTTGGGTCTGGGCCATTTACCGTTTTTCAGTTATTATTGCGGCCGCAATTGTACCATCTGCGGCAACGGCGCTTGTTTCTACTATCGCGGGGCTAGATACAATTATGCTTGTTAATGAAGGTACGTATCTAGTAAACAGCCTTGGCGAGAAGATAATCTATAGCGACCGCTTTGTACTGAAATGGCTAGAAAAGGGCGGCTTTAAATCATTAATAGGAAAATTAGCTTCTCATATAGAAGAAGAAGGAGATGAAGAAGATGGCGACAGCAACGACGACAGTAGTGATAACAACGGATAAACTTATTGAGAAGTTTTAGTATGCATTAAATAACAAGTGGGGCTATATCCTAGGGGCTTGGCATACTAAATGGTCTCAAGCTCTACAAAATGCAAAAGTAAAACATATGGTTACCACATACGGTGATAATTGGAAGTCAGATGCGAATGCAAAGAAAGACAAGAACTACACTGCCGCAGCATATGGTGAGAGATGGATTGGCAGATATGTAACTGACTGTTCTGGCCTATTCTATTGGGCTTTTAAAGAACTAGGCGGCTATATGTATCACGGCAGTAATACTATGTGGAAGAAATACTGCGTTAACTAGGGCAAATTGATTAATGGCAAGCGCTCAGATAATTGCAGATTAAAGCCCGGTACAGCGGTATTCGTACTAAAAAACGGCTCTGACCGTTCACACGTTGGTCTATACATTGGCGGCGACACCGTTATTGAAGCATCCGGTACTAAAACTGGTGTAATTACTAGTAAAATTACAGATAGCAAATGGGCCGAATGGGGTGAACTCAAGGGAGTGCTCTATGGCAAGACTGTATAGGAAGAAGAGCACGAAATCGCGCCAGCTCCTACTCCAGCACCAGCGCCAGAACCAGAAAAAATTGCCGTGGCAATAGTAAACAATGTTAAGGTTGCACTTCGTGCAGCGCCATCTACAACCGCCGCGGTGCTTGCTCGTCTTGATAAGGGGACGTAGGTAGAACTTGTAAAAGACGAATGGACTAAAGTAAAATATTAGGGTAAGGTTGGTTATATGATGACTAAGTTCCTTAATACTTGACAAATTATTATAAAATGTGGTATAATAAAAGAAAAAGGAGGTCATGAATATGACTAATGTTACTTGGATTTTAATTGGTTTAATTATTGCGGCAGTTGGCGCTTTCTTTGGTATAGTGCGCCCGTGGATTCACGCTCGTCTTGACCCACAGCAGTTAGCTATGCTATAGGTCTTTGCAAGGAGTGCTGTTGCCGCAGCGGAGTAGATTATTACTCTTACTACTGGCAAAGATAAGAAAGCCTTTGCAATGGAACAAGTTAAGAAGTTCCTAGAGAAATATGGTATGACATTTGACGAGGACACCGTAAGTACAGTTATTGAAGAGCAAGTATATAAGATGAATCAGGAAAAGAAAGGTGAGGAACAGTGATTGTTACGGCTCCTAGTGGCAAGACAGTGAACTTGCGCAATAGGCCCTCACTTGTTTCTAAAATTATACGTCAGATACCTGTTGGCGCAGATGTAACTGTAACTAAAGAATATGATGCTGAATGGTCAGAAGTTAGTTATAGGGGATATACAGGTTTTATAATGACTAAATTTTTAATAAATTCAGACACAAGTGAAACCATATCGGCGCTTAAAACTAAACTTCAACAAGCCTTAAACTTATTGGATAAATTGGAGGCTTAGAAATGAATAACTTTATGAATCAATCGTCTCAAATGTAGATGGGAAATGCGTCTTTTATTCCATATCAGTAGCCAAATATATGGGGTAATTATGCACAAACACAACGATTACCTGTATATTAGGCGCCCTTGATGCACGGAGAAAATGCTGCTTGGCAATTTCCAATGGGTCCAAATAGTGAAATTTGGTTGCCTGACGCAGACCAAGATATAATCTGGTGGATTAAAACAGACCAGAATGGAAATCGCTCTGTGCAGCCATTTGATGTAGCGCCGCATAAGCAACCGGCGCCAGTAGATACTAACGATTTAGCCGCAAGATTGGCGGCCGTGGAGGAATGGATAAATGCCAAGTCTAATAAGCCAAATGCGAAACGGGCAACCGCCCCAGCAACAGTAGGGGTGGACACCGCAACTTGACCAAGCAACGGCGCAAGCGCGCGCGATGATGCAATAGTTGGAGATGGCTTCTAATAAGGAAGCTATGTTAAAAAATATGATTTCCAACAATCCACAATTCGCGCAAATTGCTGCTATGATGAAGACTAATCCAAACGGGTTAGAAGGAATCGCAAAGCAAATGGCGCAAGCAAATGGAATTGATATTAATCAATTATTAGAACATTTAAGTGCGAAGTAAAATTCGCACTTATTTTTTTTACCCATTTGTAGAAAAATCTAAAGAATAGTGCTAGTGCTTCCTCTTATTTTTTGAGGGATGTAATTCCTCAAATTCTAAAAGAAGGTGATTGTTATGGGCGAAAACGGAATGACTCCTGCTGACATCGCAGCAGTTAATGGAAATGGCATGAACAATGGCTGGGACGGAATGATTTGGCTATTCGCTATCCTCGCTATGATGAACGGCGGCTTTGGTTTTGGCGGCGGCTATCGTCCTCAGTACGCAACTCAGGATTTCGTACAGAATGGATTTAACTTCAATGACCTACAAGACCAGAATCGTGATATCATGAACGCTATTAATTATGGTACTTCTCAGGCCATAGCTACTACTAATCAGGTATACCATGACATTATGGCTGGTATCTATGATAAGTATGGCGAGCTTCAACGTGATATCGCTGCTCTACAAGTCGGGCAGGCTAATCTATTAGCTAATCAGAACGAATGCTGCTGCAACTTACGCACTCAGCTAATGCAGAATAACTATGATGCTGCTATGCGTGATGCTGCTACTAATGCAAACTTCACCGCTCAGATTCAGGGTCTAAAGGATATGATTAAGGACGATAAGATGGAAGCTATGCAGAATCGTATTAATCAGCTAGAACTCCAGAATCAGCTACAGGGCGTAGTTCGTTATCCACAGGGATGGACTTATAATGCCGGCAATTCTCCTTTCTGCGGCGGATGCAATATGTGAGTGTATACAGTACACCTTTAATTAGATACCTATAAGGGCGTACTAACTGTACGCCCCTTATTTTTATTATATATGGAGGTAATCGCGATGTTACAAGTATATTCTAGTAATCTAGCAGTAGAAGCTAATGCTCCATTTGTATTTAATAATGTAGTTCTAGACAAAGGATGCGGCGAGCGTTTAAATGGCACTTCTACTATTGCTCTTGAAAGACGTGGTATTTATTTAGTAGAAATGGATGGCTTTGCTACTCCAGACGCCGCAACAGAAGTTTCCGTTCAGCTTTTGGTAAATAATGTACCACTACCCCAGGCCGTTACCACATTTGTTCCTGCCGCAGTCACCGATACACGTACTTTTGGCTTTAAGACCTTTGTACGCGTAATGGAAAATAATTGCAACTGCAATTGTCTCACAAGCCCAACTACTCTTCAGTTTATAAACGGCACGACCGCATTAAGTGATGCACATATTAATGTAGTAGTGACTCAGATTCGATAATATAGGGCGGGTAACCGCCCTTTTCTTTAAGGAGGATATATCATGACAGTAGAAGAGATTTTCAATAAACTAGCTTCTCACATGGTAGAAGGAATAATGTATCATGATGATATGGCAAAAGCGTATGATTTCTTGGGCCTTAGCGGCTTTGCTAGATGTCATGATTATCATCACATTTGTGAAACAAAAAACTATCGTAAACTTTCGCATTATTATGCAACCCATTATCATAAGCTAATTAAATTGGAATAGCTTGATTAGCCAAAGATTATACCGGATAATTGGTATAAATATACAACTCCTGATGTGGATGTTGCGACTAAACGAAATGCCGTTAAAGACTTAATGGCAAAATGGGTTTCTTGGGAAAAAGAAACTAAGACATTATATCAATCCATGCGCCAGGAACTGTGTGCAATTGGTGAAGTTGCGGCAGCTCTGTATCTTGAATGCCTCATTTGCGATGTTGACGAAGAGTTAACGTGGGCGCAGAAAAAATGGATAAAATTTGAAACACTTGGCTATGACATTGGCGAAATACTCCAATGTTCAGAGGCCCTACATAAGAAGTATAAGTAAGTGGGGTGATAATATGATTAGAGTAATTTAGCGGCGTCTAATTATTCCTCGCGGCGATACGGGGACTTTTACTTTGCCTTTACTTCCCGGGACAGAGTAGGGAGACACTGCAGTCTTTTATATATATGACCCATTGACACGGGAAGTAATAAAATCAAAAAAACAGGTTGTAGATGGCGACGAACTTAATTTTGAATTTGTTCGCGCGGACACAATTGAAATTGAGCCTAGTAATCGGTATTAGTGGGATGTAAAAATTTTTCATTAGCCAACTGTATTTGATGAAAATGAAATCCCTACTGATGGAGCTTCAGTTAATTCGTACTATGCCGCATTTTAGCTTCCAACTTGTGAAGTGAGGGAATTCGTATGAGATATATAGATACAAGACATAGAACAAGAGATTTATTACTCGAATACGAGCCCTCTATAATGCCATTGCACCCTCGCGCCGGAGGGCTTGCAATGGTTTATCCTTGGGGTAATAATAATGAAAGTGGTAATGTAATGCCGCCATTTCCTAATCCATCAGCAATTTAGCAAATTTATCCTTGGGAAATGTAGAACCTTGCTATTATGGGTGACTGGCTATTTGCTTTTGCCGCTAATAGCGGATATAATGGAACGCGTGAAGAATTTTATAAATATTTTGGTTCATATCTAGAAACAAATAGATAGGAAATTATGTTTGATGAATATAATAATTTTCCTACTATTGGTGAGTAGGATATGTTATATTTTGACCTTAATGAAAAAGTCCTATATTATTGGAATGAAGAATATATTCCAGTCAATGCCATGTTAATTACAAATACAATTCTAAATGGAGGCGAAGCCTAATGGCAACTAATACAGTAAAAGTTACTTTACAAATTAGGCACGATGAAGCCGCCGATTGGACTACAAGAAATCCCGTACTTGCCGCTGGCGAGTACGGGCTTGAGTCCGATACTTTTTTAATAAAGGTAGGTGACGGCGTTCGTGACTGGGCGCATTTGCCGTACCTAAATAAGTTAGATACTCGTTATTTTAAACTAATGTCCGATGGCTCTCTTACTTTCAGTGATAGTTTTGCGGAAAACTTAGAAGTTATTTCTGCAATCGCAGGCGACGCTATCGAGCACCTAACAATCACTGACCCGCCTGTTGAACCAACCGATGCAGTTAATAAGCAATATGTTGATGAGCAGATTCTTGCCGCTAATCACTTAAAGCGCGCAGTTGTAACTGAATTACCTGCGGCCGCGGAAGCCGATGAAAATACCTTATACATGATGCTTTCTACCGATGGAAGTCATTATGATGAGTATATGATTATAAATGGCACTTGGGATGTGGTAGGCGCGACCGGTGATGGTTCTGGTACTTTCACACTAGAAGTTGCAACTAATATACGCCTAGGCGGCGTTAAGTCCGCACCACTAGATAACGAAGGAAACGTAATGACAGATTAGGATTATGTTATAGTTTAGAATACCGGATTCATGACATTCAATCAAGTTTCAACCTCCAAGTTATATGTACCGACCGGGGATACGTTAGTTATTTATGGAGGTACAGCATAAGGAGGTGAAGCGCAATGGCGGATCATGTTTTAGAAACGAAAATATAGTTACGATATGGTACCTATAGCCAATGGATGAATAGCGATGTTATTCTAATGTAGGGCGAGGCCGCTATCTGCGCTTTTCCCAACAATCGCGTTATAGAAACTCTTTCTAATAGCAGACCAGAAAATACACCTCCAGCTATTGGTATTAAAATAGGCGATGGTACGCACTATTTTAGTGAACTACCGTGGGTATAGGCAATCGCCGCAGATGTATATAATTGGGCGAAAGCATCCTATAAACCATCATATACTGCGTAGGAAATTGAAGGACTACAAAGCTTCGTTGAGAATTTAGTTGGCGGCGATGTGGATGTTAATATTGCGCCGCGAATTTATTAGCTCACGCGAGGCACTGATGAAAATATAGATAAATACTATCTACGTTATAAAGAAAATAACGAAGATTCGCCCTGGATTTTAGATACTAGTAATTATATTGACTTAAGCGACTTAACCGCTGTTATCAATTGGATTGGGCGTAATAATATCGAAGACTATCCTAACTTATTAAATCGTGTATATGTATAGGTATAGTACATATTAAGCTTAATCTAGAATGCGGATGTTGCACGAGAACATTAGTTTGTTACCGCTGTTGTCTAGGAGAATGGATAGGTTAGCGTAGAACGCGCTCGCCCAACATTTGAAGACGTAACTGGCACTGCCACTGTTGGTTAGGGCGGGACAGGACGCTCATCACTAACAGAAGATAGCGTCCTAGTTGGTAATGGTACAGACCCAGTTAAGCTAATTCCTATTGCAGATAGCATTGCCGCCAATAATTACTTAGTTCCTAACTCAGTAATTAAAGCCTATGTTGATAATGCAACTTCGGGCATTACTGGGGCAATGCATTTTATTGGTGAAGCGAGCGTTGTAATTACTAATAATAGTAGCATTGACCCTCGTATTGGAGGTTACTTATTTTCTTAGGCATAGCCAGGTGATGTAATCCTATCCGAATAGAAAGAATATGTTTGGACAGGAAACAATTGGCGCTTGCTTGGCGATGAAGGTAGCTATGCTGTTAAAGGTAGTATTCGTGATGCAGATATTGACGCAGAAGCGGAAATTCAATAGAGCAAAATTGCGGGATTAGATACTACTTTTAATACTAAGGTAGATAAAGTAGAGGGTAAATCTCTAACTTCTAACGATTTTACCGATGAATTAAAATAGAAACTCGATGAAATAGAAGAAGGCGCACAACGCAATTCTATCGAGCATATTCTAGTTAATGGTAATGAAGTTCCACCTGCTACAGTAAACAATCTAGACCGCACGGTAGACTTATAGATAAAAGAATTCGATGATAGTTCGCGCGCGAAGCTTGAAGGAATTTAGGCAGAAGCGCAGGTTAATAAGATTGAAAAAATTAAGTATGACGGAGAAGAACTTGTTCCTGATGAAAACCGAGTGGTAAACATTGTTTCCGACCCACATACTGAACACGAAAATAAAATTGAATCTATTTTCATAAATAATGTTGAATGGGCGCCTAATGCTAATAAGGAAGTAAGAATAGTATTGGATTAGGCCGCCTTAAACTTAAATGTATTAGAGGGCGCGCAAGTGCCCCTTGGAAATGGAAAATAGGAAGTAGAATAGATTAATAAAAAATTATAGTTAGCGCATATAGCGGTAACAGGAAATATTAGTAGCTTATTACAAACAGCAGATACATATGTAATTCTCGACTGCGGCAGCAGTACAGAGGTTACTTAACACTTGCTTGAAATGATAGCAAGGAGGTCTTTATATGGCAACTTCAAATAATACTATAAAGACGAGAATTCGGTTGAAAAGCGATACCGAAGCTAATTGGAATAAGGCCGGTCCTAAGGACGGGTCTGCCGGTTTCGTACCGCTTTTGGGTGAGTTGATCGTCTATAGTGCAGACGCAACTCACCCTTTTTCTCGTTTAAAGGTTGGGGATGGGAATACTAATGTAGTAAATCTTCCATTTATAGATTCCGGAACTTTAAATGGGAATGAAACCGAGATTGTTAAAAAGGATAATTTTTCCTAGTTTCCCTCACCCGGTTCAGATGATAAGTTATATGTTGACTTATCAACTAATCGTATATATCATTACGCCCCGGCGAGCGGATATACGCAACTTTCTAATTTTAATTTCAATGTAAAGCAAACAACTGTTGGCAGTGTAGTTAGCTGGCTACCAGGAGTAACTACGCAAGCTTCGATAGAGAATAATGTATTTAAAGTGAATAATGGCCTATTACCCGAATTACTTTGGGAAAAGAGAACAGTAGTAACTGATGTTACTAAGGAGGAATAATAAATGGCAAGTTATATTGGTAAAGTATAGATAGGTGCCGCTGGCGATTAGATATTAGTTGGTTCAACACTATATGGTATTTGTGCCTCTGACGCCACAGCCGCCGCAAAAATAGTAACATTACCAGACTTTGACGCCGTGATGCACGGTATTACTGTGCAAGTTAGATTTGAAAATGGTAACTCAGTTACTACAGGAGTTACATTAAAAGTTGGCGGCACTAACGCCTTCCCAGTAGTAGGGAATTGTGTTTGCTCGGCAGACGATGTAATTGCTTTTACTTTGTCACAGACGGGAAGTAGCACTGTATGGTATGCCAACCATAGCATTAAAGTAGAAACCGGCAGCACTGATGGTACCATTAAGATTGCAGGAGAAGAAGTTGCAGTTGCAGGGCTAGGTTCTGCGGCATATACCGATTCTACTGCGTATGCTACTGCCGCACAGGGTCAGAAAGCGGATGATGCTATGCCGAAGAGCGGTGGTACTTTCACTGGGCCAGTACTTATGTCTGAAAGCACCACTGATAGTTCTGCGGCTTTAGCAGTAGCCACTAAGGATTACGTTGTAGCAAAAACTGCGGGCTTAAGCGGCTTAACTGGTGCAATGCACTTCCGCGGCGAAACTCCTAATTCGGATGCTTCTGGACATCCTATTGTTCCTAATAGTACAGATAGCTTTAATAACTATGATTCTGGTGATGTACTATTAGTTGGTGATCAAGAGTATGTATATTCTAAGAGCACCACTGCCGCGGCATCTCAGTGGATTTTACTAGGCGATGAAGGGAGCTACGCATTAAAGTCTAGTACAGACGTTGTAGGCAGCGCTAGCGCGTGGAATGCGGGCACACTGCCAACTCTAGGAGATGCAATTGATGCAGATGATATTACTAATTGGGATGCAGGTAGCGCCTCTGATGCGACAGTAAACTAGGGCGTATTACGCCTAACAAATAGTACTGTACCTACACTCGCTTATACTGCGAAAACAGTGCCAAATGTAACTAATGTAGGTACTCTTCCTTCTATTACTATTAGCGATAAGACAGTAGTTGTACCTGATAACACCGGTGGTGGGAATTAATGGGATATATACATGCAGTATAGCTTAATGACAACAGTACTCACTTAATAGAACCAAAACTGTTTGCTACCGCCGGTGGCACTAGTACAGCTTTAACAGCAGGTATTAGTAATTTTGAACTTGCTGCAGGAGTATATGTTAATTTAAAGGTAAGTACTGTTGATGCAAATGCAACATTGAATGTGAATAATACGGGCGCGAAACCTATTTACTATAATGGTGTAGCTATTAATGCAAATACTCTTTCCGAAGATAATATCTATACTTTTATTTATACTGGTGTAAACTGGGAAATAGTAGGAGATATTACTGGGAAAAATATAATGATAGGGACAACGGCGGAGTGGCAAGCACATTCTGCCTATATCGCTCCGGAAGGGACGATTTGTATTTATACCGATAGAGGTTCATATATTAATAATGGAAATACAGTAATCGTACCAGGGATTAAAATTAGTGATGGAACATCAGCGGTTTCTGGGTTGCCATTTGTTGGCGATGATGTAATTGCTGCAGTTAGGTCAGAACTAAATGACCACATTAATGATAATATTAGACACATTACAAGCGCAGAGCGCACTTTTTGGAATAACAAATTAAATACCGATATAGACGGGGAGATACTCGTGTTAAATCGTTCATAAGGAAGTGAAAATATATGGCTAATGAGATTTCTCAAATAAAAATGCCTAATAATGTCACATATGATATTAAAGATGCTGTCGCTCGTCAATCTATTGCGGGTAACGGTACTTTTGTAATTGCGTGGGCGGGAACCTCCGACCCTAGCACCGCCGCGGCACAAGCATTAATTCCCGCTGGGGTAAAAGTAAAATTTGGTAGTAATGCAGAGCGTACGGGTACTCTAGAAGCGAGCGCGAACACATTAAAGAAATTTTATTTAGTTAAATCTTCTACTCTACCAGATTCTGAAACTTTAGATATATATGATGAATATGTAACAGTATAGGGCGGAACTACCTCTTCTCCAACATATAGCTGGGAAAAAATTGGAGATACATAGATTAAATTATCTCAAATCGTTACTAATGTTACATTAGATACAAGTAAAACTGCTTCTGTTATTGGCGCAAATTCTACGATGAAAGTAACGACGGCGCCAACTTATACAGTTACACCTGCTACCACATATGTAAAAGGAACTGCTTCTGGTGCTGCGGTTTCTTATAGCCCAGATACTGATACCTTCTTAAAGAAAATTACTCCATCCAGTAAGAAATTACAAACAACGTCAGTAATTGGCGTACAAAGTAGTACTACAACTGCATCTAAGGCAACCGCGGCAGATTCTCAAACAACTGCAAAAGGTACTGGAACTGCTAGTACTAGTACAGATGCTTGGATTAAGGGATGGAGTGTTTCTAACGAATTACTTACACTTGGTGGAGTTACTATGGATACATAGACTACTACATAGCATACTTTCGCGGATGTAACTGTTCCTATTAAAAACACAAATGCAACTACTGTAGCAAACGGGAGCTTAGTTGCAACTTCAACTACTGCCAATGTTGGAGGCACTATCGTAGAAAGCGTTACTTCCAGTGGAACTGGATATACGGCTAATGCGGTTACTTCCCTAGGTAATCCTACCATTACTTAGCCTACTATTACATTATCTACATCTGCGACAGAATCTACTGGTTCAGCTGAAGTTGCTTCACCGACTCAAGTTAATGCCGCGAATACAAATGTTGGCGCGGTTGGATGGAATAGTAAAGACGCGAAAACAGTTCTATTAAATACTACTAGTATAACTGTAACACATGCAACATAATAAGGGAGGTGGCTTAAATGGCCGATGGATATATTAGTCAAATAAAAACTCCCGATAATAAAGTTTATGACTTTCGAGATCAGCATTTAAAGGTTTATACCGGTTCTTGTACAACCGCGGCGGCAACGGCTATTAAGGATGTTACAACTGACGGTAATTTTGAGTTAGAAAAAGGCGCAGTCGTATTTGTAAATTTTAGTGCTACAAATACCGCTGCCGTAGCTAATTTAAAATTACGTGTTAATAGTAGCATAGATACAGATGCAAAGCCATTAAAACATCAATACAATGCTACAGAATCTAATTTACCTGGTACTGGTTATATTAGAGCTAATCAGACATATGCTTTTTATTATGATGGTACAAACTGGGTAATGATAACTGATTATAATACTAATAGTAATGATACAGGCTATTATATTATAACAAATGGATTTCGTCAAACTGTAGGCACTAATAAAATACCTCGGAGAACTCTATTTGCACGTATTGCAAATGGAAATTATGAAGCCTTTACAGTAACAGTAAATACTGTTGCAACTACTAAAACAAAAAATACGAATGGTTTTTTGCCTGAGGGGAAAATATATTGGAATGGTTCTGATACAGATTATGCCGCGGGTGTATAGTCATTTTCACCTTATGAACAATACCATAGTATAGATTACAGGTATACTTTCAATATCACTGCTACTGGTATTCCTGCAAATGCTTAGACTTATGTAAAATGGACATATGCAGATGGCTTGCTGTATCTTGCAGACGAATGGTTTGCGACAGCATTACCTACTACTGAAGACGGTTTTATTTATTAGAGAATTGGTAGTAACTATTATGGAAGCGCAGAATATCGTGGCTCGTTACTATTGAACAATCCATATTATATATATAAAAATGGAAGCGTACAAGTTTGGAATCCCACTCATCTATCTGCTATAACCGGCGCCGATGATCTCAAAGCAATTGAAGCAATTAGCGGAACTACGGGTTTATTAAAGAAGACGGCGGCAAATACGTGGACGTTGGATACTAATACATATCTAACTTCTCATCGTACCTATACCGCTTTTACCGGCAAACCTACTGCTAATTAGACTCCTGGATTTGGTAGTACTTTTACTATTCAATAGATAAGTTAGAGTACAACTGGGCAGGTAAGTGGGACAGACAGAACTGTAACTATTCCAGCAATTACTTCGTCAGATATTCCAGTTACATTTACTCGGGCACAATTAATAAGTACAGAATAGATGGCATTTAGCAATTGGTTACCAAAATATGGAAATGGTACAACAGTTCCTGCAAAAACTATGGCATTATTTGCAGATGGGTTAGCAATAAAAAGTCCTGCAACACATGCAGATGCAGGATGGATACGTGTTACAGGTACTGATGAAACTGATACAGTATTAGAAATTGCTACAAGTGATGATGCAAATAAAGCTAATTCTGAAAAAATCGTTGTAAGGTAGTATAATAGTTCTTCTGCATAGCATGAAGCGATTCTATTGGGAAAGATTGGAGATGTTTATGGGGCGACTAGTTTTCCAGTATAGGTAACGGCTCCTAAATTTATAGGTAATTTAACTGGAACAGCAGATAAAGCTACTGCCGCAAACCTTACCTCAACAGTAAATGCGATCGCATATTATATTGATACCGCTGGAAAATTCGGTAGTAAAGCAAGTGCTAATGGAGCTCTATATGCTACATCAGCCAATGGAGCATTATAGTGGGGTACTTTACCTATAGCACAAGGTGGTACTGGAAAAACTAGTGCAACCGAGGCTTGGACCGCATTAGGCGGTGGAGCATCAGGGAAACATGCTGATTCCTATTTTATTAAAGCTATTACGTCTGTAGCAAATCGGCTAGTGAAATTTACAGATACGAGTAGCACCGTGGCAAGTACGGGAATTACGGTAGATAGTAACGATAACTTATCTACTTCTGGTAGTTATATAGAAAATGCCGGTGGACGTATTCAATATGTACAGCTACTGCCCGGTGGGGCTTGGACAAATTATGCCGCAGATACGTGGTATAGATGCTGTAAAATTACGCCTAAGTATCACTACATAAATGGTATAATTCAATTTAGTGGCGAGTGGTCAACTGGTGCACCAACAATAGCCACAGTTAGCGTATAGATTCGTAATACTGCCGCAAATCTTACTCTATTACATTGTGCCTATGTGGGCAATATTAAAGCGGTGCGTTTAGTACGTAGCGATAGCAGTTGGTGGCTAGACGTATAGGTTAATATGTAGTCAAGTGGTACTTTGGGTGCACAGACAGCAACTTTTATTGGAAATATTATCGCTACTGATATAAATACTACTTTAACTGCTACAACCGATACTACCACGGCAGCTTCTACTATTACTTTTTCAACTAATTATTTAGCTAATACTATATATAAATTAAGTAATGCCGTCAGTATTTTAGATACAACTGCTTCCACCACCACAGCAACTGGCGCACTCTTAGTTAGCGGTGGCGCAGGCATTGGCGGCCGAGTTACTGCATAGGAATTTAATGCCACGCGTTAGATGGTATTATCAGCAGGAAAGGTATATAGCAATATAAGCGGTAGTAATGTATTGCTACCAGCGAAAACCACAACAATATATGCCAATGGTATTGCAATAGCCAATCCTGGGCTTACAGCCGCAAACGATGTTGGATGGATACGTGTTTTAGGCACAGCTGAAACTGATATGGTATTGGAAATTGCGACTGGAGACGATGGCGGCAGCGGTGAACAGATTGTCGCGCGTTAGTATAATACTTCTAATGCAATAGCACATGAGGCTGTATTGTTAAGCAAGACTGGTGCTACTACTTTTCCAGTAAGCGTAACAGCTCCTTCTTTTAGTGGCTCTGGTGCTTCTCTAACTTCCCTTAATGCCTCTAACCTTGCTTCTGGTACAGTTCCAGCGGCACGATTACCCCTTGCAACAGCCAGTGCTGCGGGAGCAGTTAAAATTGGTAGTGGTATTTCAGTAAGTGACGGAACTATTAGCGTAACCGCCGCAAATCTAGGTCTCTCTAACGCTATGCACTTTATCGGCATCGCAACTACAGCAATAACTGATGGTGGAACCGAAGACCCCACTATTGATGGTTATAGTACAAAGACAGCAGGAGACGTTGTTATTGATAAAGATACGCGGCGTGAGTATGTATGGAGTACTACAAATAAATGGGAATTATTAGGATTCGACGCTTCTGCAAAGTATGAGAAGACTACTAGCGGCAATACTTTTATCTCTAAAATTACTCAGGCTACAGATGGAACGGTAACGGCAGAAAGTAGAGCATTAGATACAAGCGGAACGTGGAGTGGTACTGCCACGAAAGCGACTAAAGCAAATCTAACTACAACTACTAATGCATTAGCTTATTATACAGATACAAGTGGAACATTTGGTAATGCAAGTAAAATAACAGTATATAACGATACAGATATTACAGTGCAAAATGCTACAAAAAAACGTAACGGATTGCATTTATATGGAACTACGTATGGTAATACTGCTTCTGATTTAACAAGTAATACCGTTGGAGTAATGCGTTTTGAAGATGGTGGTCCAAGAATTGAATTTTCTGAAACTAATAATGAATCAGATTCTGGCGCTATATTATTTACAAATCATGATGGTGCTTTAACTGGCGGTGGTTCATCTTTTCATTTTGTAGGGAAAAATGGTAGCAATAATACTGGTGGTAATTTAGCGGTTACAGCTCCAGATTTTGTTGCACGTAGACGTATGACTGTAGGCTATAATTTTACAGATACTAATTATGCATTAAAAGTAAAAGGCGCATCTTTATTTGCAGGTAATTTTGAAGTTAGAGGCAATACTATACGTTTAAGAAATGCAAATAATGATAATAATTAGGCCGGTACTGCTCCATATATTACCTCTTTATTAATGGGTGATGGTTCTTATGTATCATTTAATGAATTTCATGATGATTGGCTTGCTATTTAGTCTAAAGGATTGGTCTTAAATGTTCGTAGTTCACCAATTGCAGTATATGATGCAACTAAAACATATGCCGTTGGCGATGTTGTTTGGTATGATAAAAATTATTACATATGTAATACTGCAATTACAACAGCAGAAGCTTGGACTGCAGGGCATTGGTCATTACGTAATCCAAGCGGTGCTATTTTAAGTGAAAGCAGCATCATTCCTTGGACTAATAATACTTATACTTTAGGTAATAGTAGTTATAAATGGAGTACTGTTTATGCTACTACATTTAGTGGCAATGCAACCAGTGCTAATTATATAAATTTATATGAAGCACGTGGCACAACCACCACACTTAATAAGGCAGCTAATTATGTTGCAGCAGGTGCTATGTTTCATTTAATAGCAAGTTCTAATACAAATGCAACAGATAATGGAAAAACACCAACTGATGCCAATATTTTACAAATGAACTGGGACAATAGTGGCGGCTATGATGCATAGCTAGGTATTGCTACCGGTGTAAATCGTATGTATTTTAGAGCCAGACCCTCTTCAAAGACAGCTTGGGATGAGGTGGCGCATGCTCCGGTTGGAACTGCTGGGGTTGGCAATTCCACACAACCAGTTTATATGACCTCAGAAGGAGTTATCACTGCTTGTACATCATATGCTAATGCTTCAGTTAATTATGCAACAAGTGCAGGCAGTGCGACAAGTGCTACAACAGCAACTTCACTTACTGATTTTGTAGTAAGTAAATATAGTATTCCTGCCGCGACAGGCGTTCGAATTAAATACCCTACATTTGCCCCAGTATTAATTAGTGTTCAACGAGCAAATGGCGGTGGACGTTTAATATTACTAGGTGGTGGATATGGAGCTAATACTATTCGAAATGATTTTACTGAACTAGTATCTCCGTCTACTACCAATTTTACTTGGAGTATTCCAGCTTCTGATTCAATTGGTAATTCAATTGAAGTAATGAATCTTGCGACTAGCGGAGAAGCTTCTGTTGTAGTTTGGAGTAAAGATGCTTGTACCTTTACCTCAATTACAGCATTAACTACTGCTGCAATAAATAGAACTTTACTTCATAGTAGTAACTATACTAATTATGCCGTGGCCAAAACCGCTGGCGTAACGGCAGTCACTTGGGATGCGACTAATAAAAAATTAACTCGTACAATTAACGGTACCGCCGCGGATGTCATGACAGCAGCATAGATGAGTACGGCATTGGGATTAGGTACTATTGCATCTAAAGATACAACTGATTTTGTTCCATTTACAGGTGTATTAAACTCCTCTCTTGGATCTGGTACCCCGGCTGCCGCAACTAAAACTTATTGGACTGATAATATTCCTAACAATAATGTTTCTATTGGCTATAATACTGCTGGATATGAAAATACTATTATATTTTCTCGTGGCGGCTCATAGAATGTAGGAACTATACTAAAATATGGCTATAATGATGCTTATATATATATATTACGATAGGCAAATGGATGGAAATCTACAGATTGGGAAAAAATTAGCGCTGGATATGCAGATAATGCTGGTAGTGTTGCTTGGGCAAACGTATCAGGTCGTCCAACAAACCTTAATCAATTTACAAATGGCCCAGGTTATATAACTGGTTATACTGAAACTGATCCAACCGTTCCAGCATGGGCAAAAGCAGCTACAAAGCCATCATATACCGCAAGTGAAGTTGGTGCAGCACCAGCAGTGTCTGGCGGATACTTACCTTTAAGCGGCGGAACGATGACAGGCCGATTAAATGCAAATAAGGGTTTCACTAATTTATTAACAGGAACTGGAACGGCTGGTGTTAATAATAATGGAACGTATACTCCTGTTAAGTGGACTTTTAATACAGGTATGACTGCTGTAGATGGAGATAGATTTACTGTAAAAATTCCCAACACTAGTAATGCTGATTGGGGTATCTTTATGTCTATTAATAATGGTACAAATTATTATCCAGTTGTTTGTAATGGTAGTGGTAGATTAACAACACATTTTCCAGTTAATACGTATATTGATGTAGTTTTTGAATCTACCGGCTCCGCAGCGTCAGTATTTCCACTTGCTGGCGGTACTGCTAGAACTACCGTATCCGGCGGTGTCTGGCGTGTCTTAAATTTTTATGATACAAACAACAACGACATGGGATATTATCACAGACGTATTTATCCAAACTTAAAAGCAGGCGGAGCAATTCATCCATTTAGTATTATTATGCAATTGCCAAATGGGCGATGGAGTGGCATTACTACTACAGCTCCAAATAATCCAGTTTCTGGCACAATTTCTCCTAAAGATACTGGAAAAGCAGCGAGTACAAGCGGTTATATGCTTGGTCACGTATTACTTATGTATGCTCGCGCAACCTATGCAGATGGTAATGATATTGGAACTTATAATATATGGTCAGCCCATAGCGGATTAATTGATGCACGTTATTCTTTTAATTTGGCTAATTCTAGTGGTAATGGCTTTACTCGTTATACCCCAGTTTATATTGTAGGCACTATAACTAATGGTTTATTTTATTTAGATACTACTAAATGGTGGACTTAGACACTACCAACTTCTGATGATGGAAAAGTATATATTTATATTGGTGATGCATATGACTGGTATAGATTAACTTTCACTGAAGAAAAACCTATTTATTGGTATAAAAATGGAGCTGTTAGTTTATATAATGGAGCTAGTGCGGCTTCATCATCAGACATATCAGTAGGATGGAATACATCTACAACCATTGCAACAATTAATGGAACGGCAGTAAAAATTAAAATTCCAGCAAATCCTAATACTGATCATTATGCCTGGACGGATATTACATCAAAACCAGCAACAGCCACTCGTTGGCCGACTTGGGATGAAGTTACTGGTAAACCAAGCGTATTCACACCAGATAGTCATACTCATAGTTATCTTGTACCTGCCGCAGCCATTAGTAGTGGTCAATCTTCCCCAAATAATACATTGTTATTAGCAATTAAAAAATATTTTGAAGATAATAAAACTACTGTTCCACGTAATAGATTATTAGATTTATAGGTTGGCGCATATAGTAATACTATTAATGCTTTTGGATATTTTCTTCCTGAATATAACAGTAATCCTTATGGTGGTTTTTATGCTGCACATTATAACACGCCAAGATATGTAGGCATTTCAAATGGTACTTATGACGAATCACGTCTTGCACGAATTGACGTAACTAATGCTATAACCAGCGGGCAAGTTATTATAGCAGATGGTACAGATGGAAAAATTAAAACTAGCGGTTATACAATTGCCAAATCAGTACCTTCAGACGCTAAATTTACTGATAACAACACAACATATACTTTCGCAAACGGCACTAATGGTTTTACTGTTACTCCATCTGGAGGAACCGCACAAACAGTGACTGTGACGCCTTCAATTGCTAATAATATTACCGGCAGTGGTACTGCTAATCATTTAGTAAAATTTACCGCAGCACATACTATTGGTGATACAGGGATTACAATTGACGCTAATAATAATTTAACTATACCCAGTAAAAGTATTAAATTTAGTAGCATAGGCGAAGGTATGGAAATTACAGAAGATGCTAATTATTTTGGAAGTAATATTGATGCGCGTATTCTATCTATTATTGATACGAATCCTAGTGCTAACACCACCACTGTAGATGGTGGCTTTATTATTCGTGCTATAGGACGTCTATCTGGGGTAGATACTGTTCAAGAATTATTACGCATTAGAAATCATAATGGTAGCGCGGATTGGAAAACCGGAGAATTTTAGTGGAAAACTAAAGATATAGTAGTTGAAACTGGAACTACTAAAACTTGGGACATTTCCATTAGTGGTAATGCCGCTTCTGCTACTCACGCGAATTATTTAACCGGATTCTCTTCTCGCGCCACAACCATGACTTGGGGTAATCAGACCGGTTCAGTTATTACCTGTTTTGCTACTCCTAAAGGTGGCGGCTGGGGCTTCCGCGATGATAACCCCGCGGCTGGCCAAGTATCAATGACAATTGATGGCACTGTTTATATTAAAGAAGGCGGTGTTAACGTCGGCGATGCTATTAAATCAATTAGTCGCTCTGGCACTACATTTACATATACTACTCTATGGGGTACTACAGGTACTTTTACTTAGCAAGATACAAATAATGCCGCCACCCATACTGTCAAAACTACAACTAAATACTACGTAACCGGTACTGAAACCGCTACAACCTCAACTGGTGGCGACACCTTTGATACCGGTATTTACGCAACTACAACTGCAGGTCAGCTTAATGCTACCAGCTATAAAGTAGATGAACACGTAACATTACAATACAACACAACAGACTCCTCCCTCGAGTTTGTATTCGCATAAGGATGGTGACTCACATGTATTCAATTACACTCGCAAACGGAACCACCCTCTCAAACCTTAATCGCGCCAATAATGGCGCGTTTTGGTTTGAGGGGATGACATTTCCAACTGGTATTTTGACGCCAGAAAATCTAGCATTCGCAACCATTGAGAAAGATGGGGAATTAGATGAGGTATTGATGGACTATACTTTACAAGACCTTTGTGTATAGGGCGGTTATGTGTAGTTTAGAGTCGCGCCTTTGAAGAAGTATGAGGATGAGGATAAGCATAGGAAAGAGAGAGAATAGAAGAAGAAAAGAGAGAAGGTAGAAAGAATAAGAATGGAACAAGAAATGGAGAAGAAGGGGTGGTAATGTGGCATTAAGAATATGGGCGCCATTAAATGGAGATTTAAGGCAAATTGGTGCCTCCAATGCAATACTGACAAATGATGGCGCAACTATAGATAATAATGGAAAAATAGGAAAATGCTATGCATTTGCCAATACACATATTATTATAGACAGTACGGATGTACAAGATTTCTTTTCATCTACTTCTTAGCCATTTTCAATAGCGTGTTGGATTTACTTAAATAGTGATGAAACTGATAGAGTAATTATTTTTGGTGATTATAATGCTAATCCCTTTATTAACTGGGAATTAGCGGCTAATTGTACACAAAGGTTATGTGTAGGAGGAACTAGTAATTATACTACCAAAGGTGGTGGAAGCGCAGTTCCAAAAACTACTTGGACACATATTGCTGTTACCTATGACGGAAATAATACTACATTCTATTAGAATGGAACACAAATATATACTGCAACTGGCGCGAATACCTTAAGTACAAAAACTCCAAGTGCGCGTTTTTATTTAGGTAGTGACGTTCGTAATGATGCGACTCGTTTAAAGGGCAAAATGAATGATTTCCGTTTATATGACCATTGTCTCTCCGCTGCCGAGGTACATGAGATTAGTTAGGGATTAGTATTGCACTATAAATTAAACGATATATTAAACCCAAATCTTCTACCAGCTACAGTTCAAAATGCTGATGCTTGGGTCGGCGATGGAGCTACTAAAACCGCGGATATTGGCGCTATTAAGTTTGCTCCAACCGGAGGAACGCGCCGAATATATATTGGTGTTAGTAATGTCTGGACAACAAGTCAAGGAAAATATACTGTTAGTTTAGACGCAAAGGCGGATACAAATGGCCGCATTTTATAGGCATCGCGTTCAGTTGCAGATTATGCACCTAATATGACGCTTACAACGGAATGGGCACATTATACAGGAATTATTACGCTTACTGCTACCAGTACCAGTGGTACATTATCTTTATAGGGGCCGACAGGGAGTACGATTTGGGTACGTAATGTTAAAGTTGAAAGAGGAGAAATTGCAACGCCATTTAATTTAAATGGAGATACAATTATAGCTGAGGATAGTAGCGGTTATGGGCATAATGGAACTTCTAATGCACCAATAACCATTTCTGAAGATACAAGTCGATATGAAAAAGCAAGTTATTTTGGAACATATAATACTCCAGTTTTAACAGTAAACAATTTTTCAGCCATAGCCCCAGCTCTAACATCCTGTACAATTACCTGGTGGGGTAAATATGATACTACAACGACATTATTATTAACAGGCCAATCTACTTCATTCTATGTCGCAGCATCTGCAAACAATAATTATTATCATGCTAATATTGGTTCTCCAACTATGTATAAAGATGGCATTGCGGGTACTTATAAATGTGCGGCAGATGGATGGCATCATTTTGCTTTAACGGGAGTCAATTTCAGTACTTGGACAACTTTGAAGCTAAATGGGTATAGTAGCAGTTGGCCATTAAAAGGATACATAAGCGATTTCCGCATCTATAGCACTGTTTTAAATACAGATACAATTCGATAGCTCTATGAAGTTGGCGCAAAAATTGATAATAAACAAAACCTTCATACCTTTGAATTAAATGAAACTAATACTAATTTATTATAGGGTATACTGTGGTGCGCACCTTTTAGTTCACATACTCCTTTTACTTCTCCATTTACAAATTATAATTCTAACGGAGAACCTCAGTTTACTTCCAATGGTGCATCCGCTGGCAGTGATTATATAGAAATTAGTCCTACAGGTCATACTTATGAATATGATTATACTATCTCAGTTAATGCAGGGAATCAATTTTATATCGGCTTCGAGCGCTATGATGCTAATAAAACAGCTCGTTCTAATAATGCTTGTGTATATACATTTGCTTCAAAACCATCATCAAATATAGTTAAATAGCATTATACTGGGACAATAAACTTAGCTACGGATGGAACTAACCCTTGTAAATATATAGCCTTACGTATATTAAATGGCTGGTCAGGCACAACTAGCGGTGTCACAGGAACTGCAACTATTCATAGTATCAGTTTACGACAAATTGGTACTAAACAGCAGACCAAAATAACTAAAACTGGTCTATGTATAGGAGAAGAATTAAAAGAAGAGACTAATACCAAATTACACAAAAATGGAATAATTGAAACCAACAATTTAATAGAACTCTAACACTTGACATCTCAAAACCAAATATGATATAATATAAATAGTAGATAGATGCTGCTTCGCGCCATTTATTTACTGAACCTAGTAGGGCCTCTGCGGTGCAGGACCCTATTATTATGAACGCAATACGCGCAAGGAGGAATGACTTATCGCCTAGCTTAAAAGTACAGTCGTGCAAGGGAGCTTGCGCGTTACGGATACAACATATACGACGGATTTAATAATAAGTAATACAACCGCCCCTACAATTGCTACTAATGATTACTTATTATTAGCGGATAATTCAGATAATAATAAGATATTAAAAGGTCCAGCATTAAACACTGGTAATACAACAAAATGGCTCACATAGGCAGGAACTTGGACTACACCTACTGCATCAAATGTTGGACTTGGAAATGTCGAAAATACTAAGTTAAGTACATGGGCGGGAACATCTAATATTAAAACTGTAGGCACTATAACTTCTGGTACTTGGAATGGAACTGCAATTGGAGTAGGGCATGGTGGCACTGGAAAAACCAGTTGGACGTAGTGGGGCGTTTTATATGCTAGTGCTTCTACAACATTAACTAATACTGCCGCAGGAACCGCTGGTTATTTGTTACAAGGTAATGGCGCTGCGGCTCCTAGTTGGATTCAGGCAACTAACTCTAATACTGCTTCTACAATAGTAAAACGTGATAGTAGTGGGAATTTTAGTGCAGGTACAATTACAGCTTTATTAACCGCTAATAGGACTACCGCAGGAAATTATATAACATTACAGTCTAATGGAACATAGGCAGGTTCTTTAGAACTAACTACGCGAGGCACGACAAGTGTAGAAGGGAAGATTACATTAGTATTAGGTAATAATAAAACAAACACTACTGCAGAAAATGCCAATGGGAAAATTCAACTATATGGTGCTGGTAATGGCAGTTATGCAAAAACATTAACAGTAGAACCAGAAATAGTTTATGATGTAAATAGTAATGCGGTGGCGCCAGCAATAAATTCTGATGACGGCTCATTTGTATTATAGAATTTATTAGCTACTGATAATCTCTTTACAAGGGGTAAACTTATTCTTGGAGATGGAAGTAATGGAGTTGCTTGTTTAAAACAAACTGTTAAAGGAACCAGTTCGGCAGAAGGAAAAGCTACATTATGTTTGGGTAATGATACTCCTTCTAATACAGCAGGAAATGCTACTGGCGAGATATTACTTTATCATTCTAATGGTGAAACATCTACAATATCCGCTTCATTTGACTCCATTGCTACTACAACCAAAGCAGTAAAAATTGATACCGGCCTATCAGTTGTAAATAGTATTGAAACAACTACTGGTTATTTATATGTTCGTGCAGGAAGTATTTGGGCAGGAACTACAGCAAGCACAACTGCAGAGCGTGACGTCGGCGCCAGAGCAGGGTCGGGAAATATTTATTTATACGCGGCTGCAGCAACTACAGGTAATAGAGGACTATAGGGAACAAATGCCGCTGGAACAAATGCCGCGATTTTGACAGTTAATTAGAGTAATTAGATTAGTGCTTTAACAACTATTGCTTGTTCGCCTGTTTTAACAGCTACTAGTGCTTTTACTAAAGCAGGACAATCAGTTTCCTTTATTAAAGGGCGAGATTCTGCAATAATCAAAACTACTTCGTATAGCGGATATAATACTGCTTTCAGTTTAAAAACTACTGCTGGTGACTGGAGTTTTGGCGTATATAATAATAATTATGCTTATCTAACATATGCCTCTGATACAAACTATTCTTCTAATACCAATACATGGGGCGGGCAGATTGAATTCCGCTCAGAGGGAACTATAGTTACTAATGGTTTAATAGGGTCTATCGGTGCTGGTATGCACTATGTAGAAGCATAGAATAGTACTTATGGCAATCGTATTATGATGGATGTAGAAGCTAATGGTCAAGTCGCCGGCATTTGGAGTAGCGGATATGTTAATAGTAGCGGAGCATATACTGCAGGCGCCAAATGGCTTATTTATAGAAATGCGAATAATGCTGTAGTTGTTGGAGATAACTTATGGATTTCTGGAGCAGGATATGCTAATTCAGGTTTCCAAGTTAGTGGTACTTATACTGCTTTAACAAATAACTATTTAGATACATCATATTGGACTATGCATTTTACTAGTGGCCAAGTTCAATTCCATTTTAATACTAATGGAACTGGCCGCTTAAGTAATAAAGTTGCGCACCTTACATCTAGCGGCGTATTCACTAATTCTTCTAAAAAAGTAAAAACAAATATTATTCCCTTACAATCAATGGGGAATATAATAGATAATTTAAAGCCAGTTGAGTTCTCTTATACATACGACCCAAAACGTGCTCGCAATTATGGTTTAATTTATGAAGATACCATTAATTTATTACCTTATATATGTGACGCACCAACGTCAGCAGATGACCGCCCCGGCATCAACTATGCCGCATTAACTCCAGTATTACTAAAAGAAATCCAAGATTTACGCAAACGCGTAAAAACTTTAGAAGAACAATTATCACAAAATTAATCCTATTCACATTACATACTAATAGAAGTTTATCTTCTATTTTAAATAAAAGGAGGAATCTTTTATGGCTAACATTATTTTTAACGGAGAACATACCTATGAACTTAATAGCTTTACTCGTGATACTACTTTTAATTTTACGGACGATACAATGACTAGCACCGCATATATGAATCTCAAAGATACAGATGCGCAGCTTGAAGCACTAGGTCATTCAGTCATTACATCTCTTCAGATTAAAGTAAATGACGAAGTAATCTATTCTCTACCAGAAATTACCGCTCATATCACCAACCTAAATGAATCCCTAATGGGCGATACGATGACGACCAACTTGAATATCTCTTTTACCTAATAAATACCGGCCTCGCGCCGGTATTTTTTAATGGAGGCGATTAAATATGACAATTATGTCTAAACGCGGGCAGCAAGATAACGTAGTAACCTATGAGCATATTTGCGACACTACGGCAGATTTAGCCACGATTGACCCAAAGTATGTAACTCTTGGCTCTATCGCGCTTGTACTCAAAGGCGCGGCTGGCCTAGAAGTATATATGGCTACTTCTACCGGAGAATGGGTAAATCTCTTAGGCGCAAGCGAGGAAGAGGAGGACGAAAATAATGGTTGATATTATTGATGTCGTACTAGCTCGCGCCTTAACCCCACAGGGGCAAATAGAATCTTATGCCGCCTAGTCTCAAGCCGCAGTTACCAAAGCCAATGCCGCTGTATCTCAAATTGAGACTATTACAGAGCAAACTAATGCAAATAATACCAAGGCCGCGGAAACTTTGGCGGCCGCAGAGCAAGCAATGGAGAACGCTTCTGCCGCAGAAGCACGCATTGAGTCTGCACTTGAAGATATTCAAGGCGCAACTACTCAGCAAATTGATGAGGAAATGGATAAACTTGCCATTTCTCTCTCTTAGGTTAGCAATTCTACCTATAATTCTCCAACCTTAGTACTAACAATGCCATCTGGCGAAACTAAGACTATTGAAAATCTAATAAAAATGTACAGTACCACTGGTCAAAATACCGATGGCACTATGACTCAAAAGGCAATTACCGATGCTATCACCTCAGCTTATAATGCCTTAGAGATTCGCATTAATAATATTCCTACTGGCGGCAGTGGCGGTATCTCTAATCTTGGTACTGACGCCGCAGGTCATATAGTAATCGTAGGCCCAGATGGCAACATTACTGCTAGTGATATGACTGAAAGCGAGCTAATTCAGGCGCTAATGAATCCAAGTTCTTATAGCACTGGCGGTTCAGTCGGACTTACTATTGATTATGAGAACAAGTCCTTTGAGCGCACACAAGATGCCACTTCTTATACACAGGGCGCCGACTTTAATAAATATTCAATGTTTGGCGGTCGTATGCGTTGTAATGTAAATAACGATGGTACTATTACTGCTTTCTATGGCGACTCTAACTATAAAGAAGATGGTTCTAATGGCCAAGTAATGGTATATCAGCCCAAGTTCTATTACCAGCGCACTCTAATGAGTTCTAGTGTAACTGCGCGCGGCACTAAAGTATATAAAGAAAGTCTAATTCTTTCGCCAACCGCACGCGCAGGCTTCACTTTACATCCTCTTTTCAAGTCTGACGATGTAGAGCTAGATTACGTCTTACTTCCTGCCTATGAAGGCAGCATTGAAGATGTAAGTCAGTCTAGCTATCTCAAAAACAATGAATCCGGCGTAACTGTCGCGCAAGACCGTTTAAGTTCTATCGCGGGCGCACTACCATTAAATGGCTATAACAATACTATTTCTTTAGACAACCTCAAGCAACTCGCGCGCAATCGTGGTACTGGGTGGCAGCTCACTACAATTGAATTTGAATCTGCCAACCAGATGCTCGAGATGGTAGAGTTTGGTACTACTAATGTACAGACTGCACTAGAAAATGGCGTAGTTAGTATTAATAAAAATAGTAATGACAACTGTGCTGCCATTACAGGTTCTACCGCTTCTCTTGGTAACACAACTGGCGCCGCCGCGAATACTACGGTCGTTCTAAATAACAATCGTACTACCTACTCTACTCCTGGCTCTCGCGCTATTAGCTACCGTGGTATGGAGAATCCTTGGGGCAACCAGTGGCGTATCGTGGGGAATATGACCATTAAAGGCACTGGCAGTAATGCCGGGTCTCCTTACTATAACAGTGAAGCCACATTAAATATTACACTTCCATCGGCTTCTTCTTATTGGATTGAATCCTTTGGCGCCGATGCCAACTATGACTGGGTATATATGCCTCTTGCTTGCGGCGGCAACGCCAATAGTGCTTTGCCAATAGGTGATAGTCTATGGTCTCTCTCCAATCTAAATGGAGAAGCGCTTATTTCTGTAGGCGGTATGTGTAATTCTGGGAATGCCGCGGGTATATTCCACTATGGATGCGATATATCCACAACTGCGGCTCTACGTGCTAGCGGCGGTCGTATTATGTTTGTCCCGCAGAAAAATACAATCTATAACAGCAATATAACCAAATGGCGTCAACATTATGGAGGTTGAGTATAATGAAAAATTATGGTATCGTTTACGGCACAACGGAGCCTCAGCCAATTGAAATAACTTCAACTTCTGTATTTACCGCTTCTAATGTAGAGCCTTATACGCAAGAAATAGAAGGTAAGACTATCTCTGGTTATCAGTATGAATATACTGAGTATACCAAAGATGAATATCTTCTATCTCAAGCCGCTAGTATTGCTTCCTTACAGGAAGAACTTGCGGCCGCAAAGGTGCTATTGGGGGTGGAGTAATAAATGACTTTATTAGAATTGGCGCGCAAATTGCGTCCATATATTGAGAAAGCGGCCTTATCTCTTTCAGATGAGGACGCTCTTGAAGCCGTTTAGTTATTTCCCAATTGGAATGAAAACGCAGCCTATTTAGAAGGCGATAAAGTTAATTATGAAGGCATTTTATATAAATGCCTTCAATCACACGCGGCTTAGGCCGCTTGGACTCCTACCGCCGCTCCAAGCCTATGGGCGAAAGTACTTATCCCAGATGAAAATGTTATCCCAGAATGGGAGCAACCGGATAGTACCAATCCTTATATGCGCGGTGATAAAGTAATGTTTGAAGGGCAAGTATATGAAAGCGCCATTGATAATAACATCTGGTCACCAAGCGCTTACCCAGCAGGATGGTAGGTAGTATCCTAATATTTGACTTTTTTCAATTTTTGTGCTATAATATTTACAGAAGGTAAGGAAAGGAACTTACCTTCTGTGAATAATTTTTCATTACATAAGGAGGTAATGAAGTATGAAGTACTACGGTGAACGCACGAACCGTCTATACAATACTGAAAAGGAATGTATGGATGCTGAGTTCGCGGCAAAAGAACAGGAAAATCTAGCTAGAATTCAAAAAGAAAAGGCAGAAAGAGAACTAAAGGAGAAGAAAGAACAAGAAACAGCTCTTCGTAAAGAAGCCGCAATGAAGGTGGATGCGGCACGTAAGGCTTATCTAGAGGCGCAGAAAGCCTATCGTGAAGAGTTGGAATCTTTCTGTAAGACATACGGTACATATCATTACAGTATTGATAATGCCGATGAAGTTCCTTCTCTATTTGATGTACTGAAGTATGCTTTTACTTGGTGACTGAACGGCTTGGACTGAGCCGTAATCAGTCCTTTTAAATAGCCCGTAGGTGTGTGGCTGCACGGGGGCTCTCTAAAAGCCCGGCTTCTGAGGCGAACGGACTGGGTTCGATTCCCAGGCGGGCTGCCAATAACTATCGGCACGAACAGCAATATTTTATAATTATTGTCACCATATTTATTGATAGCAGACAAACTATCCAGTGCCGAGCATATGCACCATTGGTGTAAAGGTAACACAGGTGCCCTCCAAGCATCTGATGCCCGTTCAATCCGGGTATGGTGCTCTTGCTGGGGAGCAATAGAACCCAGGTGCCTTTCAGCCTGTTTCGCGAATAAATGGAAGGACGCAAGCAAGCACGTATGCTACTCGGGAGTCACTACCCCGTAAGCCAGCCTAGGATGACAGATGTGTGAGAGCCGGTGTTAGGCTACTATAGTAATATAACAACGAATTTAGTGTTCCGTAAAAACACTCATCTATCTCCGAGATGTTAAATTGGAGCGTAGTCACAACACGTTATATTGCGGGCACGGCGACGCCATACTTCGCCCGTGGTCGGGGAGTTGCGAACCCGCGGCCACACCTCCGTATCCCTATCAGGCTAACGCAATTAGTTTCTGAAATATACGGAGTTTTTTATTTGACTTTTAATAAAATTTCTGTTATAATATATATGTAAAGGGGATGAGAGTATGGCTTTAGATAAGGCTATAAAATTCGGGAAAGAACACCGAAGACCATATCGCGGTTCAAAACGGATTGATTGTTCTTGCCGAAACCACGGTTCTTGTCCTTATTGCGAACAAAATCGCAAACATAAGTTTCTTGACTTGAAAGGAGAGCAGATGTTAGACGATTTTATTATGAATTTCTCTTGGGAAGAACTTGAGGCCGAAGAATGGTCTATTGAAGATTTGGAAAATGATTATTTGACAAAAGAAGAAAATTAAGGTATAATAATTACGAAAGAAGGAAAGGAGAAAGAAAATGGAAACGATTAGATTTTGGTATACTTTCGATGATAAGGATGGCGATATGTCCACTAGTGACATTGAAGTTAGCCTTTCTAATGAAGGCGGCGTAAATCTTGGAGAGGTTTGTGAAGCCTTCGCGCACTTCCTTGAAGCCGCAGGTTTCTGCGCCGAAAATTTGTCTGAATACTTCATCGACTAATATTTGACTTTCAACAAAAATTATGATATAATAATTATGTTGAAAGGGCAGGAACGTAGTGTAGAGGTTCAAATCCTCTTGCGGTGGCTCAAAGTAACAAGTTAGTCGCTTGTGCTCGCCGCACGGATATAGGCGATACCGCGTTTGGCAAGATGACTGCTTGCACTGTTTGTATGACGGGCGCTAGCACAGTCGGTTAGTGCAGTGGTCTTATAAACCAAAGATGCAGAGTTCAAATCTCTGGCGCCCTACCACGTTGCTACCTTACCTGAGCAACTAAAATATAATGGGCAAGCGGTTAGGTGAGAAGGTATTTCTAGACTCCCCACACGCGGATGTCCGAGAACATCAAAAGGAGCCGGCTAGGACGCAGAAGATTGAATTGGTTATGCAACGCAGCGAGATGGCAGTGCAAACTATAGTACGCGTATGGGTTATAAGTTATCCTCGCCAAGGCGGAAAACTTAACGGCTGAAAAACGAGAGAAATATGGAGAAGGCTCCGTTTGGCTAGAAGTAGCTACCTAGACCAAAGTAAGTGGATTAGAAGAACCGCGTTCTTCACCGCCCACTCCTCGTCACGATGTGTAGGCCACGCATAGGAGTAATAGGGAGCGAGTACGAATAACTCACATATGCCCGTACAGGACTAGTACTGTGGTCTGGTGAGTAGTAGCCAGCTATGCGCCGAGATAGGAGACTCGGTTATCAACTCTCCTTGTATGCACCATTGATGTAGCGGCAACATAGCACGTTGCCAACGTGTTTTCACCAGTTCAAGTCTGGTATGGTGCTCATTTAGACGGGTCAGCAATCGTTCTTTTGCATTGTAGAGCACGAGGTTCCAGGTTCAAGTCCTGGGTTGGGCCCTATGCCCAATTAGCTCAATTGGCAGAGCGCGTAATAGTCCGTCTAGTTTATGCCCAAAGATAGTTTAAGCAGGAGAAAACAACGCCAGTGGCGGGAGAGATGAGGTTCGAATCCTCTGAGGGTATCGCGATTGTATCGGCAACTGATACATCTAGCAAGAAGTTGCGGCCGTATCTCAGGGTCAATCTGAGAAGAGGGAAAATATTAGTTTTGGGTTGCAGGTTCGACCCCTGCTGCACTGGGCAAAGCGCTCGGTGTAATCGAGAGGAATACCGCAAACTAATACGGCTTAGCTAGCCTTACCTCGGTCAGCTTGGTCGCGACAAGTTGACTTCTTTATATCGCACCTAGGACAAACGGTTAAGTCACGGCGCTCATAACGCTTGAGGAATCGGTTCAACTCCGATAGGTGCCACACTCGGCTTAGGGTATCCCGCCTGAGCCATCATAGGAACACTATTAGCCGCCTGTTCCGCCTCATTTGAGGAACTTTGGGTAGGCAATATTTGGCCCCTTAGCTTAATGGTAAAGCGGGCGGCTGTTAACCGCTTGATGGGAGTCCGATTCTCTCAGGGGCCGCTTTCGAAAGACACAGCGGTCATTCGATATTTTTCAGCAGGGCCGGAACCTCCCTGCTACCCTTGGCCTTATCGTATAGTGGTAATTACGTAGGCTTGTCACGCCTAAAACCGCAGTTCAATTCTGCGTAAGGTCGCTCCTATCATAATAACACACCTTCATTTGCACGGCGCGAAAGCGCCGCATGCCCGATTGGACAATCGGTTAAGTCACGTGCCCTTCAAGCACGAGTGTCCAGTTCAACTCTGGGATCGGGTACTTTAGTAGACACCTACAGCAAACCTTTAGGAATAATTAGACATAAAATCTAATGAAGAGGTGTCTAGATTTTTGGTAGTATGCGCCGTTGGACCGCTCGGGGCCTGCCCCGGTCGAGGTTTTCTACCAAATGAAACGGACACTTGCATTTTCAATGGACGATGGCGGTAGCAAGTAAAAAACAGACCTTTCGCCCGCGCAATTGCTGACAACTGAGATGTGCGCGTTATAAATGTCGGAACTAGTTGTGCTCCGGTTTTACGGCTTTTATAAGATGGGAGCTAAAACAAAAGCCGCGGCGCGTGTACACGCTGTTTAAGGTTTCTCTTGGCCGCGGGGAAGTGCCTCGAAATCAAGAACCGCCGGTAACTTGCGGTATATAAAAAGAGCGATTACTCCCAATACATGAAAAACCGGGCGTTTCTAGAGCGCAGAGATAGTGCGGTAGAGGGTTGTATACTATCAAAATTACAGGAGTGATGAGAAGCTACTTCACTTAATACTCTGCTTGACCATAGACGTATGGCGAACGAATCCTGTATTTTTCTTATTTTGGCGGGATATGGTGTAACTGGCAGCCACACAGCACTTAAAATGCTGCGCTTTATAGCGTCCGGGTCCGAATCCCGGTATCCCGACTTCGCCCCATTAAAGTGGGGCATTTTCTATATGGAGTTGATGCATATGAAAAAACTCTTCTTTATTCCTATACTTATCCTTTTATTCCTCTTCCTAACAATGCGTATCGCATACTGAGGTGATAACTATGAGTTGGGGATTACTTATACTTGCTATATTTTTCATACTTGTAATTTTAAATGATTGTTATAATGGAACTCCGAAAATCTAATATTTGACTTTTAATAAAAATTCTGTTATAATATTAATGTACCAAGGGAGAAAAGCTACTTCCGGAAGTTACGGATGCCCGGTTAATCGTACGTAAGACTGGGGTCACGGCAGGATTGGTACAGAATACTTAGTGGGCCGTAACTATAAGTATTCAACAAACGGGCCGTAGGCTTAAAAGCAGCCATCGGTTAAAGAGTATCTCGCAACTAAGATTGTAGTGAGTAAGTTGGTAGAACCAACTAGCTAACAATCACATGTAGCCTCCCGCAGACCAAAGGCATGGTTAGGCGCTACCGCTGTCGGTTAGAAGGGCTTCCTTCATAGTTAGTAATGACAATTCGTAGTACAATCGCGTTACTAGCTATCCGTCAAGTTGTACTACTGTGGAGATTTTGGCGTAGTAGCACACCGTTCTATGCTCCTATCGTACAGCAGTCTAGTACAATCGCTTCGTAAGCGATAAACCTCGGCGCGCATCCGAGTAGGAGCTCCATTAAAAATTCTGAAAGGAAAAGTTATGAAAAAGATTTATGTGGTTTTTATTGAGCGATATACTGATTGTGAATGCAGAAATTGGCGTATGGAAAGAGAATATGTAAAAACGGATAATATTGCAGCATATATCGAATTAAAGAAAACACAGATTGAATCTCGTAGTTATTGGTGGATGGATTATTGTAAGGGCGCGGATGACCGGCCCGATGTTAAAGCAGAAGAACTTGAGATTAAAGTATTTTAATATACCAACGGACAAGGCTTAAGCGCATGATGTCTATATTGAGGAAGTTACTTGAAAGATAGAACATGCCTCGAATATAGATAAACAGGGCGGTGGGACGCGAGTGGTTGGTACTATTTCCCGACTAATGTCTAAGTCTTTTCGAGTTAATTGATTCTCGGTTTCAGCCAACAGAAACAAGCGATGAGGTTTCCCTAGAGGGCGCCAAGAGTGGTCGGGATTTTATATGCCAGAGTAAACCGTAAGTAGTAGCGGGTGCGACTGTAAATCGCATGTCAATGACTCGGGTGGGGCAGCTCCATCCTCTGGCACCAGAACTCCGCAACCAGTAACGTGCTGGCCAATTCCACAAATATTGCGGCAAGTTTTCGGGTTCTTGTCAAAAATCCCGTCCATGCCTCTCTAATCCAACTGGCAGAGATGACACGCTCAAAACGTGTAAAGTGTGAGTCCGAATCTCACGAGAGGTACGATTGTTGTTCAGCTGACAACCCAGTGGATGGATTTGACGCATCCCATGCTACTACTGTGAGAGGGTTCACGCCTAGGCTTTGCATGCGCACCACGACCCATGAAGGTAGCACCGCTAACATGGATTCGTGGGGACGATAAACTACCACCGGCAACAACTGAATTAGAGAAGCCAATTTAAGTGGCCCAATAAAGTTGTTGATATGTGGCTTAGTGGAAAGCGGTATATAAGAAAGCAAAGTAATGGTCTCCACCATCTCATGTACCAAGTGTACAAAGAGTTTCCGGATGCGTGGAAGCGCATCCTGCTTCTCCGGCTAGTCTAAGGGAAAGAACACGTGGCTACGGACCACGAAATCGGCGTTCAAATCGTCGGCTGGAGACATCGCGCGAAGGCGCAAATTCATTTTGGAGGTACCTATATTATGAATGAACCCAGACTAAAAATCCTACCACCTTGGACAATTGTGGTACGTAAGCTAGAAGCTCTATTTGACGGTGACCCACTAATTGCTTTCAATGTGGACTTCAGCGGCGAGCATCCTTCTGTCGTTCTCGCTTGTAGCAACGGAGATAAGGTTGCTGCTCTTCAGCAGATTCTACCAGAAGAAGTTGGCTTTGGTAATATTAAGCTAAAGGTAATGGTGGATGGAGTCCCAAGCAATCGCGCTTTTAAGAGCAAGGTTGAACTATTTGATACTGCTTTCAAGGGGAATCCTGCTTATGCATATTCTGTATGCCCTGCAGAAGAAGGTTATCAGTGGATTGGTACTACATATGTTGTATTTAACAACTGCGTGGTACAGTTCGCCGCCGATAATCTAAATGATTGCCATGGCGTTATTAGTACTCTATATGAAACAATTGCTAGTGAGCTTCTAACTGGCCCTGCAACCGAAGGCGTCTTCTTCAATACGAATGTTGAGCGCGCAGGACTTGGAATGCCGCTTGGTGAATGGCCCTAATTGACGAGTAATCGGGAACAAGTTACCGTAGAAGACTTGCGCGCACAGCGGACCTGTAACGGGGAGAGGAGGTCGTAAATATCCCCTTTCCACTATGCCGTTGTAGCTCAGCTGGTAGAGCACATCCTTGGTAAGGATGAGGTCGCCAGTTCAACTCTGGCCAGCGGCTCAATTGGGTAGTTTAAGTCAAAACCACGTGCTAGCCACCGTGATGTTGGGTCTGCGAACGGCGCCAACCCCTATATGCCCGTTTAGCTCAGTTGGTAGAGTGCTTCCCTTACAAGGAAGATGTCGGCGGTTCAAGTCCGTCAGCGGGTACCAAATCCCATAATCGCCAGGATAGTGTGGACCTATGGACGCCCTTTAAAGTTGTTCGCGGTAGTGGAATAACCTTCGCCGTGGCGAAGTAAAAGAGCCACGGAATATACCTCTCTGGCGTAATGGTAGCGTCGCAGACTCTTAATCTGTCAGGTAGGGGTTCAAGTCCCCTGGGAGGTACTTTGCTCGTGTAGCCAACCGGTAAGGCACTAGACTTTTAATCTAGGTACAGTGGGTTCAATTCCCACCACGGGCACTACGCCTCGTTAGTTCAGCGGAGTAGAACAACGGCCTTCTAAGCCGTGTGTCATAGGTTCAATTCCTATACGGGGTACCATGTGGAATGTGATGAAATTGGTAGCCATGCTCGGCTGTGACCCGGGATTTTGCAGGTTCAAATCCTGTCGTTCCACCTTAATTTTTGTTATATAGGTGATAATATGAAAGCATTAGTAGATAATTTCACTATTGAAGAATTAACACAAAAAGTAAAAGAATCTAATTGCTGGAGAGATTTGGTATTAAAATTAGGATATAATTCTGATGGCGGCACTGGTTATAAAACTGTACGAAATCGTGTTGAAAAATATGGTATTGATACTAGTCATTTTTATACTCAGGAAAAAATTGAACGCGCACCAGAAAATATATTTGTAGAAAATTCTACCGCTAATCAATCTGTATTACGTCGTTGGTATGTGAAAGGAAATTATACAGAATATAAATGCGCTATATGTGGATTACCACCAGAATGGCAAGGAAAACCATTGGTATTAACTCTAGACCATATTAATGGAAAACATAGAGATGATAGGTTAGAAAATCTTCGATGGGTATGTCCTAATTGTGATAGACAATTACCTACTTATTCTCGTGGCGCGGGAAGAGTAGATATGAAAGAATAATTTTCTTTCATTATGCCCAGGTAGCCAAATGGAAAGGCTGGAGACTGAAAATCTCCCACGCGGTGGTCCGATTCCACCCCTGGGCACCAATATTTGACTTTTAATATAAATTATATTATAATTTATATGTAAGAAAGAAAGGAGCAATGATATGCTTATTGCAACAGATTATAGAGGTATTGAACTCGTAAAATGTTCAAACTGTGGTAAAATTTATCCTGTTGATGCGCATGGTTGCCCAGAATGTGGTTCTAATATTATAAGTTTGATATTGAAAGAGGAAGACAATGAGGAATCCAAATCGTATTGATGAATTTTGTAACGAACTTAAGGCTCTTTGGCATCAAGTACCAGATTGGCGCTTTGGGCAGTTTATTTTTAATATGGAACGTGCCTGTCGTGTGAATACTGGAAGAGATGTATTTTTCCTTGAAGACGAAGAATTTTTTAAGTTTATGCGCGAATTTTTAAATGAAGTTACACAATCCACCTGATATGGCTGTGACTACAAGGCGCGGAAAGGTGGCGGCAATCTCTTACCCGAGCAAGTTGAAACGATATACACCCTTGGGATGAAAAGCCTTAATGAGCAAGATAGAGATACCACGTGAGTTTACTGTATATATGTATGTGTAGTCGGTCTCCCTGTGGCCCGTTACGTAGTACGTTGGCACAGGGGAAGCTTCCGGGCATTAGCACAATTGGTGAGCGCGCAGTCCTGATAAGACTGAGGTTTCTGGTTCGATTCCAGAATGCCCGACCACTTCTTATAATAGGAGTCATGACCTATTATAAGCGAGAAAGAAAACCAGGAAAACCGCGAAGCATCTCGTTAATCACTGCGGCGGTACGCGTAGGAGCGTAAGATAATGGTAGTCGCGCGGTCTCCAAAATCGCTCGTGTTGGTTCGAATCCAGCCGTTCCTGTATAAAGACCTGTCAGCAAGTATTTTTATCAAGTATTAGACTGTAAATCTAACCCGCTTCACAAAACAGGTCTTGTTTATGCCCGAATAATCGAATTGGCATAGGTATCCGGCTTAGAACCGGAGTTTTGGAGGTTCAAATCCTCTTTCGGGCACTACCTATCATTTCAAAAAGTTTTCCAGTAGGTGTCGTTATGGAAAGCCTCTCGCTATGGTTAATGGTTCAAATTCTGCCAGCAATAAAGCAATAGAGATCCCGCATGGTGAAAGCGCGCCAATAGGATGCTCAGCGAGTTATATGGGCTTGTAGTTTAATGGCCAGAACAGTTGGTTTGCACCCAGCAGATGAGGTTTCGATTACCTCCAGGTCCACCATAATAATAAAAAAGAGGAAAGTAAAATGAATGTAATTAATGCTGGAAGTCGTTATCAAATTTATGGAGAAGATGTTAAGACTTATACTCAATTGCCGGTGGGAACGTACCTTGTCAATTTTAGCCAAATGTCAGGGCACTATCTTTCTATCCGTCATGATTTGACAGTTACCGAGGAAAAAATCTATGGTAATAGTATTGAAAAGGTAAAGAAAGTTATGCGTTCTTATAATCTAATGAACCGTAATTTTGGTGTACTTCTTTCTGGCCAGAAGGGAATTGGTAAGAGTCTATTCGTAAGGCTTCTGGCGCGAGAGGGTATCGCCGCGGGATTGCCTGTTATTACTGTTACCGAATCTGTTCCTGGAATTGCAAATTTTCTTTCTTCAATTGAGCAAGATTGCATTGTAGTATTCGATGAATTTGAAAAAACTTTTACAATCAATGATGAAGAAAACCAGCAAGATGAATTGCTTTCTCTATTTGATGGTATGGATGGCGGCCATAAGCTTTTCATTGTTACCTGTAACAACCTTGAGCAGATAAGTCAGTATATGCTAAACCGGCCTGGCCGTTTCCATTATCATTTTACTATGATGCCGCCTACACCAGATGAAGTAAGAGAATATATGGAAGATCAACTTCTTCCTGCATATAAAAACAATATTCATGATATTGTTAATTTGGCAAATGTTGTTGATATGCCTTATGATTATCTGCGCGCAATTGCTTTTGAACTGAATCAGGGATATTCTCTAAGAGAAGCAATGTCAGACCTTAATATTACTCGTACCGATACTACGCGTTTTGATATTATTGTCTTTCTTAGTAATGGGCTTCGTTTTGAAGAATGGAATTATACCATTGACTTTAATGAGCATGAAAGACAATACTTCCGTGTGCGGCGCTATGACAAAGATAATTATCCTCATGACTTTTCACTTGGCCTTGATTTGTCCAAGGCTCAAATCGCCGATGGCGATTTTGTAATGACAGAAGGATTCACTCAGCCACATTGGGATAGTTACGATTTTGAAGGCTCAGAAGAAGAGTGCGATAAATTGGCACGCGAATGGAACGATAATGTTGAGATAACCAAGGTTGTCCTTCATAAGGTAGCTTGCGCTAACGTTGCGAGGTATATGGTATGAGAATGGAAGATGGAGGATATTAATTATGAAGAAATATCCGGTAATAACTCTGTGCGGCTCAACGAAGTTTAAGGAGGATTTTGAGCGTGTTAATAGAGAACTTACCTTGGCTGGCAACATTGTTATTAGTGTTGGTGCTTTTGGTCACGCTGGCGATGTCTTCTCGGATGATCAAAAAGTAATGCTTGATGATATTCATAAGCGAAAAATTGATATGGCCGATGAAATTTTTGTAATAAATAAAAATGGCTATATTGGCGCCAGTACGCGTAGCGAAATTGAATATGCTAAAGATCATGGCAAGCCAGTTAATTATATGGAACCGGTTTGCCATTCTTGGCGCAAGTTTAATGATGGTTGGTTTGACTATTATTATAATACTGCAACAGGTGAACAAAAGTTACACCTTGATGCAGATGATATTGAAGTTGACTAATGGCCACTTAACTAGTAAAGTTACTAGGCCCGCCTCGAAAGCGGTGCGCGCTGAAAGGCGTGGGGAGCGGTACCTCAGGTGGTCGCCATTATATATTAAATGGAGTGATATATATGCGTAGTACTGCCGAAAAACGCCATAATGATTGGAAAAAGGCTATACGTAAACGGAAAATTGTTGAAGAAGTATACAAATGGCCTGAAGGATGGTACGATAATCTTCATCAGTACTCCAAGAATAAAATATATTGTTCATGCCCTTTATGTCGCGGTTTAACTAAGCATGGTGAAAATACAATTTCCGATAAGCGCAAACTTGAAGAAATGAAAGATCAAATGCTTGACAATGATGAAAATTTATGATATAATTATTACAGAAAGAGAGATAAGAGTAGAATTAAGAGGCAACATGATTGAGCTTGCAAAACATATGTAAATCATCTCCTTTCTTTCCCGTCATGGTTGGTCATTACTGGTTCGATTCCAGTGTCGGGCGGTCTGATAGCCAGGCCCGTTAAAATAGGCTTTCGCGGCAAAAGCCGCATTTATCGAGAATGTAGTGTAATCTGGTAACACGGGTGCTTCGGGAGCACCAGTTGCGGTTCAAATCCGACATTTTCGACTTTGTAGATAGTAACAGCAATATAACAGTATGTCGCTGGTTCGAGTCCAGTCCCACCCGTTCGGATGGGTAGCTCAATTGGTAGAGCAATTGTCGATGCTATCTAGTTGTAGGCCATTACAGCAATTTTATAATAAAGGTTGAAGAAAATTTTTTGATGTTAAAATTTTTGAGAAGGTTCAATTCCTTCATTTTAAATGGCCTAGCTTTTTATTAGACCAAACAGCAATGTAATCTGCTCTTAGCAGAAGTAGTATAAGGGTAGTACATTTACCGTAAAAAGTAAAAGATTGTGGTTCGAATCCGCACTTTAATTTGGTCTAGCATTATTTGAATAGAATATACATGAAGTTCATGTATATCACTAGATTGCCGCGTTGGTGAGTTAAATCCTGTACCCTTGTATCAGAAATGAGAAACTCGGATAGGTTCAGCAGGATAGGACGAAATAAAAGGGTATTAGAATAAGTCCCAGACCTTTTTGAAAGAGGCAGAGTAGTATCTGCAACTCTTCCGCGGCGTTTTTTTCATTGGAGGAAATATGTATACATTAGAGGATGGAACGCAAGTAGATGGCATTATTGACAAAATACAAATGCCAAATGGAAAAGTATATGCACTTCAATGTAAATTGATTGAAGCACATCCAATTACTTGTCCTAAATGCGGCAGTACATTTGAATTATCATTCGGGCACGGTAGGTGCGATTTTTGCGGTACGTATTTTACTACTGAATTTAAGATTACTGAAGTTTAATATGACACTATGGCGGAATGGTAACGCACCTGATTGCTAATCAGAGGTTACTTGTAAAAGGGTATGCACGTTCGAGCCGTGCTAGTGTCGCGTATGCGGTGGTGGAATAGGTAGACACAAGTGCTTGAAGGGAGAGACTGTTTGGTAACCCACTTCACAAGAAGGGTTGACTTACGCCCATCAAAAGGTAAGCGGCAGGCAAATATGCAAGGTGCAAATCCTTGTCCGCATTAAATAATAGTTTAAATTAGTATATGGTGGCGGAATAGGTAGACGCTATGGGCAAGACAGATAAAGGGAGAACAGCTATTAGGTTAGCAGTATTGCTGAATTATACTAAGGCAATATATTAGATTCGGGGCTGTCATGTGAGGTGCAAATCCTCACCCACTTTGAATTAATTAACAATGTAAATGGATGCGATAAAATGGCTAAACCAAAGCGAAAACCGCGACCGTCCATGCCACGTTGGTGGTGGTTGGATACCGATGGATGCTGGTGGTGTAACAATCGCAACAACTGTAGCTCCTGTAAGATTCTCAGAAAATCAGTACCAAAGAAAAGAGAGTTGCAGGAGCGGGAGAAAATGAAATCAAACCGTGACTAAAAAGAGTTTTAATGCGGTGGCGGAA